GAAATTAACCAATTAAGAATTGATATTAATAGTATACGTTCAGGTATTGATCCTAGCAAAAGTCCAGGAGATTTGAGAGCATTTAATTTAACTAAAGAATTACAAGATGCTATCGAAAATCAAATGTATAAAACAATCCGTTCTAACTTACCTAAAAAAGAAGCACAAGATTTAGTCGATTTATTTGATGCACAGCGTATGGTATACGATACAGCTAATAAACAAGTTGTAAAAGACATGGCTAAACAAGAACCTGAAGGGGTTATTAATTATTTATTAAGCACAGGCAGTAAAAACAAACCATTAGTTAATACAAAAGCTAATGATTTTATGAATTTTTTAAAAGAAACAGGTAGTGTTCCAGAAATAAGAGGAATACAAAACGGTTTAATTAATCATATTCGTAAAAATTTCTTAGATCCTTCAAGCGGACAACCGAATGTATTAGCTAAAAACTATAAAGAATTTATTGAACAAAATCAAGCAACATTAGAAGCAGTCTTTGGTAAAGAACTTTTTGAAAAAGGTTTCCCTAAAACAGGTAAAGCTTTTAAAAAATATTATTGAACCAATAGAAAAATTAAATAGAAAATATAATTTATTAGAACAAAAATATGGTGACGCGAACCCATTTAATATTGTAAGTAGAATTTTAGATTCAAGTCCTACGGCAAAAATGTCTGGTGAATTAATCGATGATTTAGATTTCTTAGATGATTTATTATCAATGGCAACTCCTGCAGAAAGAGAGATTTTAGAATCACAAATTAAAGATGCATCTAAAAAATATCTTTTTACTAGAATGCAAACAGATGGTTTATTCGATTTACGTAAAGTCAATCAGTTGTTTAATGAAGGTTTTGCTCCCGCAGGTTATGTCGGAGATGATTTAAGTTTTAAAGGTGTTTATCGAAGATTATTAGGAGATGAAACAGATTCATTCTTTAAAAATTTAACCGTGTTACGTGATGTAGCTATGAGAGAATACGGTGATTTAACCACAGATTCTGCTGCAAGAGCTGCGGCTAAAGAAGGAATAGTAGATACAGGAACTGAATATATAAGAAGATTTTTTATCCCACCGTTAACACAGTTTGGTAGACGAGCGACCGCTTTAGATAATTTAATTGGAGATAGAAATTTAAGATTTATGGGTAAAGTTTTACAAGATGAAGATTTATTCGAAGCCTATGTACAAGTTATAACAGGAAGAAAAACTTTAAATAATTTTATTAGACTATTAAATAGTTATGAAAGTGTTTATTTAAACGATATTGCGAATACTTTAGAATATTACGATACAGAAGAAAAACGAGTTAAGTCGGCTGATGAGATTTCAAAAATTCCAAACTTAAATCCATTAACGCAAAATGTAATTTATAGGAATTTATAATGGCAGTACAAAAATTTAATAACAATATGTTTCAATTCGAAGATTTCGATATGTCAGGAATTATGAATCCTGAACTTATTGATGTTATGAATATGCGTAAAGAGGCAAATCTTGCTAGAGGTAACGCAACTGATCAATATGAAGCAGACGTTGCTGACTTTAAAAATATACAAGCAACTGAAGCAGAACAAGGAATAGCTTCATTACCAACAGCACCAAATATAGATTATGTAAAGAATATAGATTATACAAATTTTAATCCTACAATATTTGGACAACCTTTTATTACTCCTGATCTTACTTTTGAAGATATAGATTTAACAAATATTCCTAATATACCAACATTCGTTAATAATCCATATACAGAAGTATTTGATACTCCTACGCCCGAACCAGACCCTTTTGTAAATCTTCCCGATTTAGGTATATATGATTTTGATATAAACGATTTTATTGATCCTGTCGACACTAATCCTCCCGAATTACCTACTGACGATATAATTGATGTGGATATTCCTGTATCAGATAGCCCCTTACCTGATTATCCTTTCGTTGATCCTGAAACAGGCGGTGATTTAGTTTTAGTTCCAGGAGATCCTAATAACCCCGTTGTAATTAGAGATCCTGAAACAGGTGATTTACCTCCAGGATTTGTTGACGGAGGAGGAGATGGACCTCCAGGAACAATACCACCAGAAGTTTATATACCACCACCCCCACCACCTGTACGTAGATCATACGAAACAGTAATACCTTACGAACGACCTTTAGATAATGTTATGGCAGGATATACAAGACCGATGGATCCAAGTGTTTTTGGTAGTACTCCAGGATTCGAAGATAGTCCGCTTAGACCTAAACCAACAGGTATGAGAAGCGGAGGTCGAGTACCTATGGGAAATAATAATATGTTAAATAGTGGGCTATCGAGGTTGCCCTTAAATCAACAAAACGATACACTTACTCAAGTGTTCCAATCAGGCTTTAGACCACGGAGATAAAATGGCAAATGGAATAGAAGATTTAATGAACATAAGAACAATGGGCGGTACACAAAACGTGCCTCCTAGACCTCCTATGAACCCTATGCGAGGTGGATTAGCTTCTATGGGGGGAACAAAACCAACCATGCCTCCTGTAGTAGAAGAACAAAGAGCTATGCCTCCTATGGGCGGTCAAGAAATGCCTACAGAGGAACCTATGTCAATCGAAAAAGATGCAGCATTGTTAGCCGAAGCAACGATCGGTAGAACAGGCGGTGATCCTCAAGCAGCTGTTGCTATTTTAGATACTGCTAAAGCTATGCTTATGTCAAGTGGTAAAGAAGAACCTATGATGATGTCAGATGGTGGTGGATTAAATCCTGGATTAACAGCGTTAGCTAAAACAAATCCAGATGTAGTTGAACAAATTACAGGCAAACCCATACCCAAAGATCTGTATATGGGTGGACCTTTATATGCTCAAGACGGTATGCCTTTATCAGATACTGAAACTATGAAACAAATGATTATGAACAGTATTAAAGAAAACCCTGTTCTTAATAGTGAATCTGTAAAATCAATCAGTCCTATGGGTTATAACATGAGCGGCAGAACTATGACTGATAAAGATGAGTTAAGAGAAGTGTTTAAAAACTCTCGTGCTTTTAATATGCAGAAAAACTAATCGATCCAGTCTTTCCACTTTTCATCACCTAATACTTCTTGTGCTAGGTCAAGTTTATTTCTGAGAGCTTTTACGATTTTTTCATCAACCGTACCTTTAGCAACTAAATCAATATAAGTAACTTTGTTTGTTTGACCTATACGATGAGCCCTATCTTCCGATTGTAAACGTTTTTCTAAATCATAATTATTAGAATAATAAATTACGGTACTTGCTTCGGTGAGCGTAATACCATAACCACCTGTTTGTACATTACTAATTAAATAAGTAAGTGGTGAGTTAGGATCTTGAAATGATTTAATTATCTGTTGTCTATCTTCGTCTAACGTTTCACCATAGTAGGTTGCTACTGCTTCTGTGCCTACAGTATCGTGTAATGTTTTTAAGATACGTTTAATATCGTATTGATAATTAGCCCATATAATAACTTTGCCTTGAGTTTCTGCTAATACATCTAATAAACTATCTAAACGATTGTTTTTAATTTCTACTTCTTCACCCTGATCGTGTTTAACAAAACCACAAACAACTTGATGTAATCTAAGAATCTGAGTTAGAACAGAAGTAACACTTACTAATTCACTAGATTCTAATTGTGCGATAGCATAATCTTTTAATTGTTTATAAACTTTCTTTTGTTCAGGTGTAAGTTCAACTTCTCTGCGTTGATATACTTTATCGGGTAAGTCTAAGCATTCTTTCTTTAGCACCCTGTAAGAGAACTCATTTACATTTTCTGTAAGTTCTTCTAAATTTTGATAACCAACAACTTGTCTAAAAGTTCTTTGCCCCATACTTCTATTAATAATTTTCGCATATCTATTTTGAAATGAGTAAAACGATGAGTAACCTAATAACTGTGTAGATAGAAATGCACTTTGACTATATAAATCTAACGGTGATTGAGTAACAGGAAAGCCTGTAAGAATTCTACGATACTTGGTATTTATTGCTAATTTTAATAAATTCTTAGTTCGTTGTGCTTTTGGGTTTTTAATAGTCGTAGATTCATCAACCGCGATTAGTGTGTTGTGAGCAAGTATAAACTTTTCAACAAAAGCTACGCCTTTTTTAGTGCTAAAAGCTTCTACATTAATAATTAATATTTTTAATTCAGATGATACTTCGAATAGTTTTAACAACTCTGTTTTTTGTTTAACTGTGGGTGCTGGATTCCATACACCTAGGTGTCGTTCTACATGGTTAGGCATATGAGCAGGTATTTCTTTTCCAGACCAGTTACGATAGACACCTTTGGGTGCTACGATGATAGCCGCGTTTATCCCACCTTTATCATATAGAAGTGCGATATTGTCTATAAGAACTTTAGATTTACCTGTTCCCATTTCCATGAAATAAGCGTATTCTTTCTTATTCCAAGATCTTTTTAACGCCTCAAGTTGATGCTCATAAGGCTTTGTTTTAAATTTATACTGCATATATCTTTCTAATTTCTAATCCCATTATATATTACAATTTACTTATAAAAAGCCCCAAACTAAATAGTTTTCTCATGCCCTCTAATAGAATTCTTAGTTTCTAATAGATTGAATCGTACAATCTAATAGACTGTAACCCTCTGAAATACTGTATTTATTCTAAAATCTATTAGATTATTACCGATATTAGTAGTTTTTGAAAAATTTTTCCGATAAACTTTTTAATTCTAAAAACTACTATATAACTAATAGCTTTACTTTGTCTTAATTGGTAGATATTATTTAAGTTCTAGAAATAAGAAAGGAGAAAAATGTGACAGTATATGTCGTGCAAGAAGTTCCAGGACGCAATATCGCCCAAGCTAGAAGCTATGGTGATTTTGAAGTTTTGTTACCTTCTAATACACAAATAATGTTAAGTGCTGCTCCTTCTGTTCGTAGGATGAAAAAATACTTACAGGATTTTAAAGAAGGAGATTATTTATTATTAATAGGCGATCCTGCCGCCATTGGCGTAGCGTGTTCCATCGCTGCATTTTATAACAGAGGTAGATATAGTATATTAAAGTGGGATAGGCAGGATAGGTTATATTATCCTGTTGATATCGATCTACACCAGAAAGGAGAAATAGATGAAAAAACCAACGTTTGAGGACTTAGTCGGCACGGAGTCTGTTCAGGAATGGACAAACAATGTTACCGATGGAGAACTCTCTCTTGTTTCTTCCTTGGCTAATAAACAACTTCAGTTAGCTACGCAAGTAGCTGATTTAGAAGCACAATTAAAAGCTAAGAAAGAAGAACTTCGTTTAACTTCGGAGCAAGAATTACCTGACGCGATGCAATCCGCAGGTTTAAATCAGATAGTATTAAGCACAGGAGAAAAAATCTCTATTGCTGAGTTCTATAACGCTCACATATCGAAGGCAAACCAAGAAGTAGCATATCAGTGGTTAATAGAAAACGGTCATGAGGGGCTTATAAAGAACGAAGTTCTTTTAAAGTTCGGTCGTGAGGAAAGCGTAGTCGTAGACGAAACAGTTTCGGCTCTGCAATCTAGAGGACTATCACCTGAAGTGCGTCAAAGTGTTCACCCTAGTACGTTAAAAGCTTTTGTTAAAGAGCAATTCGTATCGGGTAACGATATACCAACCGAGCCCTTTGGTATCTATATAGGTACTAAAGCAACAATTAAAAAGGATTAATTATGGCAGAAAATAAAAATGAAGTAGCTGAAACTAAAGCTACAGCGATCAGTACCTTTGACGATACTTTATTGTCAGGCGGTACAGGACTTGAAGATACTACAACTGAGGATTTTGCGATCCCCTTCATAAGAGTTCTTCAACCAATGTCACCACAACTACAAAAACAACACGGTAGTTATGTTGAAGGTGCTAGTGCAGGTGATCTGTATAACACTGTTACAGGTGAATCTTATGACGGAGAAAAAGGAATTGTTATAGTTCCGTGTGCTTATAATAAAAAGTATATCGAATGGGTTCCTAGAGAAAAAGGCGGTGGTTTAGTTAACGCTAACCACGATATATCTATATTATCGAAATGCACTAAAGATCCCGAAACAAGACGTTCTTATACTTCTGATGGTAATGAGATTGTAGAAACTGCACAGTTTTTCGTCTTAGTATTAGGTGGCGACTCTCCACAACAAGCAGTAGTTACATTTACTTCTACACAATTAGGTGTTGCTAGGAAATGGCTAACTATGTTAAGAATGGCTAGAGTAGAAAATAGCAAAGGTGATTCTGTTGAAGCTCCTATGTTTGCGTATACTTATAGACTTACTACAACTACTCAGTCTAATGATAAAGGTAGTTGGAATGGTTATTCAGTTAATCAAGAGGGAGCAACAGATATGTCAATAGCAATGATTGCTAAAGACTTTATGTCTGCGGCTAGATCTGGAGAAGTTCAAGTAAAAGAGGAACAGCAAAGAGATGACGTAAAAGAAACTACGTTTGACGACGCAATATAAGGAGAAGTTATATGTCGTTAGCAGAGAAATTTGCTACACGCTTTGCTGGATTGCGAAAAGCTTACGGTACGTTTACCGCAAGTGATGAAACTCGAGAAGATGGCAAGGCAAATGGTAAAAACATAACTATATCAAAAGAGTTATCTGATACAGATCTTTTGAAGTTATGGGAAGATCATTTGCTTGGTCGTCAAAGCGTAGGGATTGTAGCGATTGATGAAAATAATAGCTGTGTGTGGGGAGCGATTGATGTTGATGAATATCAACTTGATCTTAAAGACTTAGCTAAAAAATTAGCTAAACAAGAATTACCTTTAATACTTTGTCGAAGTAAAAGTGGAGGAGCACATATTTATATATTTCTACAAGAGCCTGTTGCAGCTTCAATGCTACAACGAAAGCTTAGACAACTAGCCGCGGCAATCGGTTATGGTCAAGCAGAAATATTTCCTAAACAAACACAACTGTTATTAGAACGTGGTGATAGAGGCAGCACCTTAAATATGCCTTACTTTGGAGGAGAGAACTCTACACGTTACGCCTATGGTAAAGACGGTGGAGCATTAAGTCCAGAAGAATTTTTAAACTATGCATCTGAACTAACACTTACAACTAGTGCTTTAGAAAAATTAGAAGCTAGTCCTCTAAACGAGTCTATAGAATGGCTAGATCAAGCACCGCCTTGTATACAACATTTGATTGTACAAGGGTTTCCTAAAGGCACACGTAACTCAGGATTATTTAATGTAGGAGTATTTCTTAGAAAGAAATATCCAGACGATTGGGAAAAAAGATTAGAAGATGTTAATATTACGTATATGCAACCGCCGTTAGGAGCACAAGAAGTTTTGACTGTTGGTAAGCAAGTACAACGTAAAGATTATTTTTATAAATGTAATGATCAGCCGATAGCTAGTCATTGTAATAGTCCGTTATGCCGAACACGTAAATATGGAATTGGAGCTAACGGTGGCACACCGTTATTTAGTAATTTAACTAAACAAGATAGTGAACCACCTATTTGGTTCTTAGATGTTGAGGGCGGAAGGTTAGAATTAGAGACCGATGACTTATTAAATCAAAATAGATTTCAAAGAAAATGTATGGATTCTTTAAATAAGATACCTCAGAAGGTTAAGGAAAACGTCTGGAGACAGATTATCCAGCAACTCTTAGACGCGTTAACCGTAGTAGAAGTTCCTAAAGAAAGTTCTACAGAGGGGCATTTTTTAGAACTATTAGAGAATTTTTGTACAGAAAGACCTGCGAGAGAACGTGATGAGCTTTTATTACATAAACCATGGACAGATGAGGGTAAAACTTATTTCAGGCTAGGAGATTTAATGGAATATTTACATCGACATAACTTTAAAGATTATCAAAGAAACAAATTAACATCTAAACTAAAACAGTTGCATGGAGAACCACATTTCTTTAATATAAAAGGACGAGGAGTAAACGTTTGGTATATAGAAGAATTTAAAGCACAAGACGAATCACATGACTTACCAGATTTTAACGATAACTTACTATGATTAAACACATAAAACATATATTTGCAGAGTTTGAACACGGAATAGATAAATGGGACGAACCTCGAGAACGTTTGTTTGAAGGTAATATGGTTAAAGGTCGACCGACTCGTGGGTTTGGTGATGCTAGTTTTGAATATGCTGGTAAATTATACGAGCCTGAACCATGGTCGCATGAAATAAAATTAATAAAAATAGCCGCAGAAAAAATAGCAAGTAAACAATTTAAACGAGATATTGAATTTACTTTTTGTCTTTGTGGTTATTATTCTGATCAAGGCGAAGGTATACCACATCATACAGATACAGTTCCTAAATTAAAAGATGTAGTTTTTTCTGTTAGTTTTGGTGCACCTAGAGTGTTTGAGTGGTCTACTTATGAGTATGTTATTAAAGACCATACTAATACAAGTGATAGTTATCTAAAAAACAGCCCTTGGAAATCTTATTCTAACCCGCCTATGGGAACAAGTTGGTATCTATTAGAACACGGCGATGCCATCATGTTTGATGGGCATAGTCAGATGACTTCTACCCATTCTATTCCAGAATTAATCGGTGCAGGTGAAAGAATTAATTTAACTTTTAGGAGTGGGTTATGAATTGTTGGCACTGTAAAACACCTTTAACATGGGGCGGTGATCACGACATAGAAGATGAGAATTATGAATACATTATGGAAACTAATTTAAGTTGTCCAAAATGCAAATCAGAAGTAATAGTATATTTACCAAAGGAAGAAGATGACCTTACCTAGCCATACGCAAGTGATTCTTGGACCTCCAGGAACAGGAAAAACCAGTACACTTCTTGGTTTAATAGAAGACGAATTAGAAAACGGCACTGAACCTGAACGTATTGGTTTCTTTACGTTTACTAAAAAAGCAGTAAACGAGGGTAAAGAAAGAGCCATGAGTCGTTTTAGTATTACTAATAAACAACTACCTTTTTTCCGTACATTACATTCATTGGCTTTTAGACAACTAGGACTTACTAGAGAAAGTGTAGTAAGTAATTCAGATATATCTGATTTAAATGAAAAACTTAATTTAAAACTTACAGGTAGGACAACTTCTGATGACGGACATTTATTTGGTATGACGCATGATGATCGTCTTGCGTTTATAGAAAACCTTGCTAGGATGAGAAACGTATCTTTAAAAGAACAATGGCATGAGGTTGAAGATGCAGTCGGTTGGTTTGAGTTAGAACGTTTTGCTAGAGGATTAAAATTATTTAAAGAAGATCGATTGCTTGTTGACTATACAGATATGTTACAAAATTTTTTAGTTGACGGTGATATTCCTAAATTAGATGTTATGTTTGTAGATGAGGCACAAGATCTTTCTCCTTTGCAATGGGCGGTCGTACGTAAGTTAGCAGAAAAAGCCAACAAAATTTATGTAGCAGGAGATGACGACCAAGCTATTTATCGTTGGGCAGGAGCCGATGTAGATTATCTAATTGATAACTCAACAGACGCAATGGTGTTAAAACAGTCGTATAGAGTTCCGTCTTCAGTGCATAAAGTGGCTAGTCAATGTATAGGACAAGTTGGCTCACGTATTTATAAAGAATGGGAACCTAGAAAAGAAGAAGGTATGGTACGGTGGGAACCGACGATTGAATTAATTAATATGGATCAAGGTGAATGGTTAGTATTAGCTAGAACAAATTATTTATTAGAAGACGTTGATGAGTATTGTAGGAATGAAGGATGGTTTTTTGAAGTAAAAGGCAGACCTAGTATATCAGAAGCAAAAGTAAGAGCTGTTATTTATTGGGAAAGATTACTAAAAGGCGAGACTATTACATTGGCTGAATGTGCAAATATTTTAAAATATGTAAAAGTACAAACACCAAAGAAACTAGATTTATTAGATACAGATTTAATACTGCAATACGAAGATCTTAAAAGTCATTTTCCTGACTTGCCTGAAGGTCGTTGGTACGATGTTTTTACCTTATTAAGTGCTAAAGAAATTAGTTATGTAAGGGCTATGTTAAGACGTGGAGAAAAAATAACTAAACAACCACGAATAAAACTATCTACGATTCATGCTGCAAAAGGTGGAGAATCTACCAATGTTGTTCTTTTAACAGACATAACTACAAGAGTTTATAAAAATTATCAAAAAAATCCAGACGAAGAAAATAGAGTTTTTTATGTAGGGATTACAAGATCAAAAGAAAATTTATATTTGATTGAGCCAAAAACAACACGCTGCTATCAAATCTAGAAGTGCTTTACTTTGCACACTAAAGTAAAGTATAAAGGTATTTATAATTACGGAGGAAAATAAATGTCATCGATAAGAAAGAAACTTACTGTCAATGAAAACGATAGTAAAAATACAAGAATGGATATAGCTAGTGCAGGTGTATTAGCAAATTGGCGACCTGATGAGATAGCTCATATGAGTCGGTTCGATAAAATTGCTTCTATGTGTATAGCTGAAGCTAAACGACTAGGACGACCTCTTGATACGTTTGAAGTTGGTTGCGGTGAGTGTTGGACTCTCAGAAATCTTTATAAAGCATACGTTGTTAAAAAATCAGATATTATTAGATCATATTATGGTTACGATATTGATCCTGCTTGTGAGTTAGAAAATCCTTTTTGGTCTAACGCAGGTGGTGAGTTAGCTGATTCTACGTGGTTTCAGAACTTTAACGGTGAAATACGTATACAAGACTTGACTGTTGATCCCGTATTTAAACTAGCAGATGAAAGCGTAGATTTTTTCTGGACGACCGAAGTTATAGAACACATGGGTAGAGAGTTTATTGCGGCATGGTTAGACGATGCGACTAGAGTTATAAGACCGAACGGTTTAGCTTTTGTATCTACTCCTAACCACGATGGTTCTAACGACAAGCTACCTGAGGATCATATTTACGAGTGGGGTTTTCAAGAACTAAAAGAAGAACTAGAAAGAAACTTCGAGATAATAGATGTTACAGGAACGTTTATACAATTACCTAATTTAAAGAAAGCGATGAAAGAAGATTCTGAAACAGGGTGGACGCCCGAACAGTTTCATAAACTACAAAACCGATACGGTAGACAGTTTTTACGAGTTGTTGCCGCTACGTTTTATCCTGAAGTCGCTAATAATTGTTCTTGGGTGTTGCGTAAAAAGTAATGACTGAGTTTATTCCAGCAGAGTTGGATCGTTATTGTTATTGGCAAACTGAACGTGAGTCAATACGTTATAAAAAAGAAGCACAGCTTCTTCCTTCTCCTTGGACCGATGATCCAATTCTGCAGGAATTCAAGTTTTGCCAAGTGTTTAGAGAAGATGATCGTACAACACGTTGGTTTAGAACGCATATAAGAGAGCCGATGCGAAACGATGAAGATGTTCTTATGGCTACGATTATATTTCGTTGGTTTAATTTAATAGAAACAGGGAGAACATTAATAAATTACGATTTGTTAAAAAGATGGAACAGAAAGAAAGCAATTAGTATTATAACTAAACAACCTAAATGGATTACAGGTGCTTATATTATTAAAACACCAAACGGTATGGATAAAGTAACAGGAGTCGCTGAGTGTATTTCACATATATGGAAAGCTAAAGAATCTATTTTATCTAGACTGCACGAGTCTCTAGCTAAAGATGAAGCTTCATTAGAAGAAGCTTGGGTGATTCTTAGAGATTATCCTTACATGGGACCTTTCATGGCGTATGAAGTTGTTACTGATTTAAGACACACTTATTTATTAGAAAATGCAAAAGATATTATGACATGGGCTAATGCTGGTCCAGGAGCCATGCGAGGATTAAATCGTTTAACAGGACGACCATTAGATTATTGTCGTAAAAGTCATCCGTGGTGTGAAGAAATGCAAGATTTATTTGAGCAAGTTAAGAAAAGATTACCGCCGTCTATTATTTTTAGAAATGGTTTTAATTATGAAATGCGTGAAATAGAAGGCGGTTTATGTGAGTTTGATAAATATTCTCGAATATATAAAAAAGAAGGCAGAACAAGATCAGTTTATAAACATAATAATCTTCCAATGATAGAAGATTTAGAAGAAGGAGAAAGTAAGTATGGGTAGAATGAGCGATAGAGCGATAACGTTATTAGAAGAGTATGGTGATGTAATAGATATACATTACACACAGTTTTTAGAAGTTTCGTTCTTTTTAAAAGTAGCCGCAGATGAACGAATTGCAATAGCTTTTATAAAAAGAAAACTTCCGATGTTAAGTCATGACGATATACGTTATGTTATTAGCGAAATTGTAGGAGGCTATCAAGATACTTTATGAAAGTAATTAATGTAAGAAACGTAAACGACGCGTTAGAAAGAGGTATCGATTTATTTCAAGACCCTACCGAATACAGGGTACAAGAAAGCCGCAATGGTGTAACTTATGAAGCTAATACACCAGTAACTACGATTTATAAAAAACCTTGGGAAAGAGTTTGTTTAATCAAACAACGAGATGCTAATCCGTTTTTTCATTTTATAGAGGGGCTATGGATGCTCGATGGTCGTAACGACCTAGAACCACTAACCTATTTTGTTAAATCTATGGAAGATTTTTCAGACGATGGCAAAACTTTATGGGGGGCTTACGGTTGGCGATGGAGAAGTTATTGGAATAAAGATCAGATCGATGCAATTATTGGGTTATTAAAAGATAATCCTTATGAAAGACGAGCAGTTTTACAGATGTGGGATCCGAAAGACGATTTAGCAAGAACATGTAATAAAAAGATTGAAAGAAAAGATGTGCCTTGTAATACGAATATTTATTTTAAGGTACGTGATGGCAAACTATGTATGACTGTTTGTAATCGTTCTAATGATATGCTTTGGGGGGCTTATGGTGCAAACGTTGTACATATGTCTATGTTACAAGAATTTATTGCTACTAATCTAAATCTACCGATGGGAGACTATACTCAAATTAGCGATAGTTTTCATATCTATCCTAATACTCCTGTATGGAAAAAAGTTAAAGACCTTGAATTAAATGTTTATACTTATAAATATATAAAAAATCATTATGATCTGGTAGATGAGTATGAACCTGTACCTATTGTTGATGATATTGATTCTTTTAATAGAGAAGTTAGATTCTTTTTTGATTACTTCGATTCTTTTAGGTATGACTCAAAACAAATTATAGAAAAAACCGATGATATTGACTGGAGAAACAATATTTTTCCAAATGTAGCTATTCCTATGGTTAAAGCTTTTTATTATCATAAACAAAAAGATTATTTAAATTCTTATCGAGAGGTTCAAAAAATAAAATCTCGCGACTGGATGGAGGCTTGTTTTGATTGGATCCGCAAAAGAGACACTGCCTATACTTTAAACAATGCGGAAATAGGAGAAAATAAATGAGCAAATGGGAAAATATGAAAGAAGTTGCCCAAAACGATCTTGAAGCTCTTAAACGAGCAGAGACTTCGTACGGTGATTCTTGGAGACGTCGTGGAGGTGTAGGTGCTTTTATGATGTTGGCACGTAAGTTCGATCGTATAGAACACCAGTCTGAAAAGCACGGGTGGGATGTTTTCGAAGCAGGTGAGGTCTACAAAGGTGAGGCAGGTCTACTCGATGATATTCGAGACTTACGTAGATATTTATTATTAGTTGAAGAATATATTTTAGCTAATACTAATGAGGTCAGTGAAACTTATGTTGAAGCTGAAGATGTTAATTATGCTGCTGAAGACGGCAAGGAGGATTATTAATGAGTAAGGTAGATAGTTGGTGGAAAAAAGTTCTTAAATTTTTTACACCGTTACCAAAGGAAGAACTACAACCTAAGAAAGCTGTAAAGGAAGAAGTTCTAGAAAAAGCAATTAAAGATGCTGAAGTTGTTTTAGAAAAGTTTGATAAAGAACTCGAAGTTAAAAAACTTTATGAAGTATCTAAAAAAGCACCTAAACGAGCAAGGACTAAAAAGGGTAGATATGTCGCAGACGATAAATCTACTCCAGATATTAACGAAGCTTGGGAAGGCGGTAAAGCACCTACAAAAAAGGCAAAAGCTAAAAAGCCAACAGCAAAGAAAACTAAGGTAATTACTTATAGCAAGAAAAAGTGATTTTACAAAACCCTATGTTTGCTCCAACAAGTGACTGGTCTATTCCAGAAGTTTTTCCTCAGTTTTCTGAGACAGAAACAATAGCTGTAGACTTAGAAACTTACGATCCACATCTTATGACTTGTGGTCCAGGATGGGCTACAGGTCGTGGACATATCGTGGGTGTTGGTGTTGCGACAGAAGGGTGGAAAGGTTACTTCCCAATCCGTCATCAAGGCGGAGGTAATCTTGATGAAGATATTGTATTACGTTGGTTACGCAACACTCTAGCATCGGAAAAACGAGACGTTATATTTCATAACGCCTTATACGACGTAGGGTGGCTCCGTAAAGAAGGAGTAGACGTAGGTGGTAAAATTTTAGATACGATCGTAGCGGCTCCCTTAGTAAACGAGAATAGGTATTCTTATTCTTTAGATAACCTCGGTGAGTTTTACTGTAACGAAAAGAAAGATGAATCGTTATTACAAAATGCTGCTTTATCGTTTGGGGTAAATCCTAAATCAGAAATGTATAAACTACCTTCTAAGTTCGTTGGACCTTATGGTGAACAAGATGCAGCACTAACTCTAAAACTTTGGCAAAAATTAAAGATCGAAGTTCAAGAACAAGGGTTAGAAAAAATACTCGACATGGAATGCCGACTTATTCCTCTACTATTAGAAATGCGGCGGCGAGGTGTTCGTATTGATGAACAAAAAGCTGATGATGTTAGTAAAAAGTTATCATTAGAAGAACAAAAGCTACAGGTCGAGATAAAACGTAAATATGGTGCAGAAGTTAATCTATGGGCTAATGCATCGTTACAAGATATTTTCGAAAAGAACAATATATGGTTTCCTAGAACTGCAAAAGGTATGGCTAGTTTTCAAAAAGACTGGTTAGAAGGACACGAACACGAGTTACCACAACTTATTGTTCGAGCAAGGAAACTTAATAAAGCTAGAACTACATTTATTGATAAAATGATTAAAGAACATTGTTTCAATGGTCGTATACATGCAGAGGCTCATGCTATGCGTAACGATCGTGGAGGCACGGTTAGTGGTCGATTTAGTTATAGCAATCCTAATCTACAACAAGTTCCTGCAAGAGATCCAGAGATCGGTAATTTAATACGCTCTTTGTTTATCCCAGAGGACGGTTGTCAGTGGGGTGTGTTCGATTATTCACAACAAGAACCTAGACTTACAGTTCATTATGCTGATCGAATGAACTTAACAGGAGCTAAAGATGCTGTGAAGGAGTACACAGAAAAGAATGCGGACTTTCACCAGATCGTTGCAGATATGGCTAACATACCGCGTAAACAAGCTAAGACGATTAATTTAGGACTTAGTTATGGAATGGGAAAAGAAAAACTTATTAATGAACTAGGTATAGATGATACAGAAGCTGAGATTTTATTTCAGCAGTATCATGATAAAGTTCCTTTTATAAGAGGGTTACAAGATCAGTGTGCAAGGGTAGCCATGGAACGTGGCTATATACGAACGTTTGCAGGTAGGCGTTGTAGGTTTAATCTATGGGAAGATAGATATGAACGAACTCTACCTCTACCGTACGAAGAAGCACAAGAAAAATACGGTGATAATTTAAAAAGATCATATACATATAAGGCTCTGAATCGATTGATTCAAGGATCGGCTGCTGACATGACGAAGTTAGCTATGCTCGGTCTGTGGGAGGAAGGAATTGTTCCTCACCTACAAGTCCACGATGAGGTTGATATCTCAGTAGAGAACACTGAACAAGCTAACAAGATTACAGAAATAATGGAAACTTGTGTAGAACTTGCAGTACCCCTGCTAGTGGATAAGGAACTTGGTAGTTCATGGGGCGAAACAAAGGAAATAAAATGAAAGGTATCTCACAAGAAAAAGCTAAAGAAAACTCGATTAGGTATAGAAAGATGTACGAACAATGGTCTACTGACTCTACTACCTTAGAACAACTAGGCAAGGATTACAATTTAACAAAACAACGAGTATGGCAAATTATTACACGTTGTAAACTTGGTGACGGAGATTATTACTATGGAACTCAAGTGGCTCGTAGTGTATGGTCTGAATTAAAAACAATGCATGGTGATATAGATCAAACTAGAGACGCTTTCGATGAGTGGTTAAAAGAACGCGATATAAAAATTGCTAAAGATAATCAAAAAACTGCTCCTCATACTGGTTGGGACTGGTCAGCCTAGAGGAGTGCTTTACTTTGTTAAAAATGCCTTTTATATTTAAGGTATGTTTTTAACAAGTGCTACAGTAATATCAATACAAACCAATGGAAATTGTAAGGTATGTTCAAACCCTTTATACGGACAAAGACGAAAGTTTTGTAGTAAAAAATGTTCCGATACGTTTCATAACGCCGAAGGTAAACGAGCACCCGTAGAAGCTCCTCGATCTTGTGTAAATTGTTCAGTTGAGTTTTTTAAAAGTCAATCAGGATTATTAAATTATTGTTCTAAAGAATGTAGACAACAAAAAATATATGAAGACCATAAAGACCCTATGTCAACTTATGGCTCGGGTAAAAGAAAAAATTCTACTTCTACCAGTGGATATAACCATTATCAAATATGGTGTCAATGTTCTTACGATGAAGCGGTTATAGATAATGATGTTTTAAACCATATAGAATATTTGGCGACCGATGAGCCTTATGTAGAAGAAGATATGGAGTGGCTCGAACGTGTATTACGCGAAGAACAAACACCAGCAAAATATGCAGACGGCTCTCAGTACAAACCAGATCCGTTAGCACATAAATTAAGAATGGATCCGAATACTTGGTGGCATAGAAGACATAATTTAAATAGACATCGTAAAAATAGATGGTGGCGTGAAAGAAAGTGGAGTGTTTTAACAAAAACATATTATGGCAAAAGAAAAAAATCTTTGGCTCTTGTTAAGGTCAAACCTACCTAATATACATTTACAAAGAATTGAAACAGGTATGACAGGAGCAGGTGTTCCTGACATCAACGGGTGTGCTAAAGGTAAAGAGTTTTGGATCGAGCTCAAAGAAATACATTCAGGTAATACTCTTACTCTACGACCAATGCAAATATCATGGTTAGCGAAACGTGCATCGTTTGGTGGTCAAGTTTTCGTTATGGCTCGTAAAAACGATGAGATTAAGCTCTACCATATCGACAGTCTTACAGGTATTCAAGACCTCGTAAAAACTGGATATAAATCAAAAGCTCTTGTGACTCTTACGATTCCTTACGATTGGGACGCTCTTACTAGTGCTTTACTTTCGTAGTTTTCGTACCTATAATGATAAAGGTAGCTAATAGGCTACGTGATTAACCAGTGCAGCCATGCACATTAGAAAGGAGAAAATTATGGCACACCAAGTAGAAACGATGGCTTGGACAGGTGATGTACCTTGGCACGGATTAGGTGTCGAAGTAGATTCGAATCTAAAACCATCGGAAATGCAGAAAGCGGCTCAGTTAGACTGGACAGTTAGCAAACGTCCTAGTTATACTATAGACGCTCCTGAGTGGAATGACGATGTTGGTCTTATCCAAGCGGAAAATACCTTCCACGTTGTTCGAGATAGCGATAACCGAATACTATCGCATTGTGGTAGAGACTATGTCCCTATACAAAATGAAGACGTATTCAAATTCTTTAAACGCTTTACGGATGCTGGTCATATGACCATGGAAACCGCAGGTAGTTTAAAAGATGGTGGAGAAATTTGGGGTTTAGCTAAAATCTCAGAAGACTTCGAACTAGCGGGTGACGACCTTATTAAAGGTTATTTGCTTATCAACCAACCACATATCGTTGGTCGAGCAATGACTATTAAGTTGACACCTATTCGAGTTGTTTGCAACAACACTTTAACCATGGCTTTACAACATGGCGGGACAGCGTCTTTCCGTATGCCACACGTTAAAGCATTCGATGACGATGTTATACAGATCGCAGAAGAAGCTCTAGGGCTATCTGCTGAGCGTATGACAGAGTTTAGAGAAGCTGCAAACTTACTATCTAAGAAGAAAGCTAAACATTCTCAGTTTCTTGAGTTTGTTGGTGATATTTATCAACCTGATATGATCGCCGCTTATAGACATGACCAACAGCTCAAAGCTGAAGGTAAGTTGATAGGTATGCAAGAACCTCTTGTTGAGAAATTTAACAAGTTTCCGCTTCTAGCTGTTGATGCACTAGAACAGTCTCCAGGTGCAAACCTGAAGTCTGCCAAAGGTACGTGGTGGGGAGCATTAAATGCTGTCACCTACGTTGAAGACCATTTACGTGAGTCTGTAACCGAAGGCAATGCTCTACATAGTTCATGGTTTGGTGCTGCGGCTAATCGTAAAGCCAAAGCTCTAGACTTAGCTATAAAATACGCAGAGGTTGCATAATGCCGAAAGACCCTAAATCATATTTAGTTGATGGTGAAGTTTTAGCCATGGTCTGGTCAGCACTGTTTGAGGGAGCCAACGATGAGTTGGCTTCCGTTATACGTGATACCATGATCGCTCAAGGCTGTGAAGAACTACACGGCATTACTGATCAATCGTTAATTTTAATGTTCTGGAAAAACTATTTAGAAGAAAAAAATCTAGTCAAGTTTTCTGAACCTAAAAAGGAGATACATTAATGGATGAACCTATTATAGAAAAAGGTATTCCTCTACCTGAGGACCAACGTTCGCAGACAAGCTATCCATTCGCTAAGATGGAAGTAGGAGACTCTATCTTCTTCCCACTAAGGGCAGACGATAACTCACAGCGAATGAAAAATCGTTTAGCTCAAGCCAGTAGAGGCTTTGGCAAAAAACAAGAACCCGAGTGGAAGTTTGTTATAAGATATCGTTTAGAAGACGAAATCTCAGGCGTCCGCGTTTGGCGTAGCTTGTAAACAGTCTGCCTATGCGGTGCTCGTAATAGTGCTTTACTTTCGCGTATTTCGTAGGCATACTTATAAAAGTTGTTCTAACGCAAGTTAGAATTTGTTAACCATAAGAAAGGAGAAAGATATGCAAACAGCAACATCTACACCTACCTCTGCAAAGAGAGTTCCTGCGAAAGCAGTAACTAAACCTTTGAGCAAAGCTAAAGTGACAGCAGTCCCGAAGCCTAGTTCAACAGGCAAAGGAGCTTCTAGAACTTTATATAAGTTCATAGGCAAAGTTCCTGAAGCCAAAGGTTTTACTCCGCAGATGAGAGCCTTGATCTTGACCGTTAGTGAAGCTAAAAAGAGCGAATTAGACTCTGCTAGTTTTACTGCACAAGATCTAGTATCTCTTGCAGTAAAGCAAGGCAATCTGACTACAGGTCAAGACCCGCTTAGAATCTTTAGATTTTATGCAAAAAGACTTGTTGACGAAGGCTACTTTGCAAAGGTATAATCTATTAAGTGCACAGCGATGATCGTTGTGCACTTATTTTTTAGGGGAAAATTATGGATATAGAAATAACTAAGAAAAGCGGACTTGTTTGTAAAACCAACGTAGCAGTTTTAGCACGACACGTAATACATGCAATGTTAAATGATCCGTTTATTGAAATTAAAAATACAGACGCTGAATTTTTTGAAAAAGCATTTCATAACGTCATGTATGAAGCAATCGATAATCTTATAGGAGAAAAAGATGGGACAAGTTAAATATGCAACCGTGGATATATTAGAAAATCTTACAGAAAAAGCAGAAAAAGCAGATAAAAATAGATATCCGCTTATTGATTTAGTAAAAAAAGATTTAATCAAATTAGGCTACGATTTAGATCAAGTAAAACTACCGATAACTTTTACAATGGACCATAACGGTATGGAAGTTAGAGCAATGTTTGTTATTCCTGGACCAGATCCAGAACAAAACGAAAGGTTCTTTTTAGATATGGAGTACGAAGATTATAATAATCTACCTAGCGTAGAGTTGCCTGATAATATAGAAGCTGACGAGTTATGATTTATCGATTATTAATTATGCTTATAATCACAAGCTGTACAACATATATTCCTGAAACTAAAGAATGGAATGATAAATATGATCCTGCGGCTTGGCGTAAACAGTTTGAAAAATGTAAGGGATTGTTTTATATAAATTATTCCGAAGAAATTAAACGAGACGAATGGTCAAAATGTATGGCACAAATCGAAGGTTCTTAATAGTGCTTTACTTTGCTAATTTTCGTACTTTATAATATAAGTATGTTTACTAGAACAAGTTTGATAAGCCCAGAAAGAGAGAGTCATATAGTTACTCCATTAAATAATGATTCCGAGCGGGGTTTTTTAGTTAGACCGCTCATCTCTCTGGCACAAAAGTCAGCCATCGGGTGCGAGAAGGTTATCCCGAGAAGTGACTCAAAACTACTAGACCTTCAATGTGGTGATGTCCCGATCCTTATGAAAGCCAGTACTTTAGAGTCGGTTAGGATGAACGGAGGTATATGCGGAAACCGAGTTCCTCTCGTCACCACACCTTAACAGTTTATTAATAAGAAAGGAGAAATAAATGGAAAAGAATGAAATACTACAAATGATCGATACGGTTACTAAAAGTCTCGATTTATTAGTTGATACGCAACGTAAAACACAAGAGTTTATGCAAGAACAGCTCAATGTGAATAAATTGTTGATACAACGTATTAAAAAACTCGAAGTCGAAGCTAACGTAGTCAAGACTAACGAAAGTGCAGGTGTTAATGATATATTCCAAAATATGATTGACCGTTTTAATAAAGAACGCGACGATGAACTAAAAAAGTAAGGAGGACTTATGACACAACATAAGGCAGTCGTTGAGCAACAACGCAAAAAAATTGCAGAGGAAGAAGCTAATAATAAATTGATATCTTATTACTATCAAAAAAGCGAGACATCACATTATCGTCAGCTTAAATATCAAAGCGGTAAAATAGTTACAATAGACTTGAGAGGTAAAGATGAGTGATTTTAGTATGATGGGTGCTGTAGGTTATAGAATGTCGTATTTAGATGAGTCGCAAGATTATCCGATTGCGACTATCAAAATAGCATTTAAAGTACCTAAAGGCGAAAACTTTAGATTAGAAATGTTTCACGTACACGAAGCTCTACGTAGAATGATGGATAAAAAAGAACTATCGTTCGAATTAACTATGCCACCGTCTGAGCCGCCAAAAAGTTGGGGAGATGTATTAGATGAATCGGAATGATTATTATAAAGTAGTTGATGATATCGTTGAGTGGGCGGAAGTACGTGGATTAATCTACGGAAAAGATATACAGCCTGAAAAACAGATGTTGAAACTTGTAGAAGAAGTTGGTGAAACAGCTCGAGCACTTGCTTACGGTGATAAACAAGGATTAATAGACGGCATAGGAGATTGTGTTGTATGTTTGATCGTTTTAGCTGAACAAAAAGGTTTAACGCTTGAGGATTGCATGAAAGCTGCTTACGATGAGATATCTCAACGAACAGGTAAATTAGAAGATGGATTATGGAAAAAAGACAAAGATATAAAACATTTTCAAGTATAAAGTTTAATTTTGGAATCAGAAAGAAATATTTACTCCTGTGTGGAGGAGTTGTATTTTGTGTTTGAAAAGGTTTACACATGACTTGTAGTGTGGACTGTAAAAGCAACCACCACAATGGTTGCACAGGACCTATCAAATCAGGCTGTGTATTAATTTAAAAATATACCAGTCGAGAGACGACCGTGACTTACTTGATTCCAACCCTAATCTTGCCCTCTACTACTGCTTTACTTCGCGGTAGTCTTAGGCATAATGGTATTAGTTATTAAATAGGTTTAATAACATTAACTAGAAAGGAGAAAGATATGGATATGGAAAAAATCCAACAACAGGTGGCTGACCTTAAAACTAACGTCAGTCTTTTAGAACAGTCTTATGCAAACGACTTCAACTCAGATTTGATAAGATCATTACACGAGATTGCTAACGTCTTAGATAGCTTACAACCTCGAATAATCGATCCTGCTGATTTAGAAAAAGGAGCTGAGCAGCATGTACTAAACTTACTATCAGAGTTAACTGCTCGTATCGATAAAATAGAAAGTACTATGTGGACTGAAGAACAGATCGAAGAAATTGTCTCAACGGAAATTAGAAATACAGATTTCCGAGCTGACGTGGATGTGTACGCACAATGATACACGGACTACTTATCGACCCGTTCGAGAAAAGTGTTACAAGAGTAGGATTAGGTGATAATTCTACTCTTAAAGATGCTAAGTTTTTTATGCAACTTGATGGACCTATTGATATTGTTACATTAACTGATAATACGATGGTCATTGTTGACGATGAAGGATTACTTAAAAACGATATGCGATATTTTAAATTATCAGAGTATCATCAGCCATTAGCAGGTCGAGCCATTGTTGTTGGTTATGATGAAGATGGTGAGACTATTAGTTTTGATTATGATGGTACTTTAGATAGTTATATAGAAACTATCGAGTGGATGCCTGAAGATCATGTCGAAGAACCTTATATGAAGTTTATACCAATACCAGATGAAAAGGAGGTGCACTAATGGGATTAGATTGTTATGTTGTACACGGTAATGACCGCGAAAAAGATTTTACGCACGAAGACGAACCACGTATTAAAGATATTAATTTATGCGGTGGTATGCTGAGTGGTTATGGTGCCGACGGATCGTTTCGAGGTAAGTATTATGAACCTTTAGTAGATGAATTAATGCAAGAAGATTGTATTTGGCATATCGATGGCGAAGACGCTCATATTACAGCTCAAGAGTTAAAAGAACAAGCTCAAGCTCTAGCTGATTTATTACATGCGATTGAATCAGACGCTAAAGAAGAAGAACGTACTCTATTGCCTGAAACTATTATTTATCAAACACATCATGCTTCACCGTATGAATATAATTATCAAGAAGTCAAAGACCTTGAATTGTTATTACGTTGTGCGAGTGAGCGTGGTGCGGTAATGTTGTGCTGGTGGTAGTGCAAGGCTGCTTTTATTCGCTATACTCGGCTTTATACTATATATAGTAAAAAATAACTAAGGAGATTTACTATGAGTGATGACAATAACCTAGTTGCAGGAGTGATGGCTGCTGACCCTTATCCGAATATTGACTTCGATAAGATCAACGCGGTGTTGAAAGTAGTTCGAGAAGAACTAACAGACGCTGAGTTCAGATGGTTTATAAAGAAACTTGAGAGCGGTTCACCATGACCGACTGTACTCTATGTGACGAACCTATTAGCCAAGGACGAAGAAGCCTTGGCTATATGACTTGTTTAGGTTGTGGTGAAGCCGCAGCCAATAGATTAACTGAACAGCGTAAAAAACAGATTGCTCCAGCGTATAACAAAGGAGCTTATCAATATATAACTGAAAACGATTTAGAGACTATCGGGAGGTAGCTATGGCGATTATTTATACAATAGAAATACAAGACGGTGAGCGTGAGTATACCGAGTGGGATTACATGGATCATCATTACGAAGATTATGAAAACGGTAATTTAACAGATAAAGATTTACTCTACGATTTCTTTGGAACCGAGTTAGAAGATACCGATCGTGTGGCTTATCGACGAGCACATACAGAGGAGTATTGGATTGGCGATGTGACAGCATATATCGGAAAGGTTAGCTCTATCACCAAAGAACATTTAGAACTTGTAAAGGAGTATGTGTGATTTTAACTCTATTACTGCTTTAATTCGGCTTGGTCGCGGTTATACTATATATAGTTAAAAACTAACCATTATTTAGAAAGGAGAAAGCAATGGAAAAAGAACTAAAAGAAATTATCGATATGTTGAATAAAAACGAACGTCGATTAGTTGGTGAGGATGGCGGAATGGCTTTGAGTGTACTCGCTACCCATCTATCGCCTGTTGGTATTATAAATGCTGGTCGTATCGATTATGGCTTCGGTGGTATTTGTGATCTTATAATACGAATCTATAACCACGGTGATTGGAAATTTGTAGTCCAGGAAGATGTTGAGGCAAAACCAGTCCACGACGGTGGTACAGTCTATACAGGGACTGTCGATTTATACAATATCAATAGCAGGGCAGTATGAAAGAAGATACAATTTACAATTTTTATTTGAGCACTAATGGAGGCAAACCGATACTTATGTTTAAAGGAACACTATCAGCATTTCAAAAAGTAGAACAGCTTTATGCAGAGTTGTGGTGTAACGTGATTGATAACCAACTCGGATTACTTAATTTTGATAGACATGGTTATCAAGCTGACGCACTAACGGACGATCCCATATTATTACAATGGGAAGGTTGTGATATAGAAGCAATCGATCTACAAACTCAAACGATTTATTATTACTTAGGTGACGGAATATTAGAGAAGGTGAACAAATGAGAGACCCAGACAATATGTTATTATTCTTTTTGTTCGGTTTAGTCGTTTTAGTAATAGCGTCGTACGTTGCTTTATTTCCGCTAAATCCTAGCTATACTATATATAGTTAAAAAATAACTTTTTAGCGATTAACTAAGAAAGGAGAAAGATATGAGAATATTAACTAAAGAAGAGATTGATGCTTATAACCAAGGCATTAGAGATGCGAAAGCAGGATTACCTTGTGACGCATCGTCAACACGAGTAACCGCGACTTACTACGGAAAGTATGTCAACGATTACTATGACGGTTATACAGCAGCAGAAGCAGGGATCAAGTTACATACTAGATACCCTGAGAATGATTCTACCGTAGTAGAATTAGAGTATGAAGAGTGTTTGATGTCAGAAGACGCTTATTACGAATCAGCGTGGGCATAATCATGCATAAAACTAAAGATACAATGAGAGCTTTTGTAGATAAAGCTCAGCCAGTGATCCAGGAGATTAAACGAGTACATAATCAATTTATTCGATTAGAGTACTTTGCATTTAGTCCCGAGGATTTATATGAGCAAAGTGGAGTGATTGATTATATAAAAGATAACAAATATAATCCCGAAGATTTCGACGGTCCTATCAATGCTATCTATGCTCAGTTCGGTGAAGAAACTGGAGCGGCTCTATTGTTAGAAATAACTCCCGAAGTTCGTGCTTCGTTAAGTAGTGGCGTCGTTGATGTTCTATGTGATCGTGGTGAACAAGGTGATATCGAGTTTATCCGTACTTGGGAAGAGTCTGCTGATCAAACGGTCTACTTTTGTATGGATCATCGTTATTATATGTGTGATAGTGGTTTCGAGCTTTCTAATGATTGCGATCAAATTACTAGTTATCTTGGTGACGGTCTTTGTCATATCACTCAACGTCTAGGTTTAACTTACCTTAATGAAATGATTGATGATCTACTCTATGATCATGGTTGGGAACTTAATTAAGGCTCGACTCCCTCGAGCGTTGCCCTCGCTTATGCGGGGGTTTTTTATGTTCGGTTGTGAGCAGTCGGGCGAATCGAAGGCTCGAATACTGCTTTTAATCGCGTGTAAAATCGCGGTTATAATATACCTATACGCTAAAAAGGTTTTAGCGATTTTAACTACAAAGAAAGGAGAAATAGTATGAATAGAATAACTTACGAAGAATATAGAAAACATCAAGACCAGTTTGATAACTGGTTAGATTGTGTACATAACACTGACCATTGGGAAAAGACGAATTGCCCGATGCAAACTGAAATATGTACCTTTACGAAAGACTTTTACGGTAATGAAGCAGCGTTATTTGATACAGAAGATCTTGAAGATCTCACTGAGTATAAGGAGAGCGAAACGATAACGTTTGAAAAAACCGAAACAAATGTTTCACTTGATAACTACACTGACAAAACTACTTGGGATTGTGATGTAAAGATATTTGTTTACAAAGATTACGCTTATACGATTGTGTCTGAGCATATACGAGACATGCAAAATTACAGTGCATGGAGTATTACGAGAAGACCGTTAACGATAACTTATAAATAAAAAGGAGAAAGAAATGTTAGAAAAACTAATAAAAGAAAATGTTACCAGGATTAACAAACTGTTGAAAGCAGCGGGTGATCCTGAATTTATACAGATGACCAAACATAACATTTGGTTAGCTGGAAGTAAGATAGAAATCAAAGATGATTGGTATAGAGCCACTAATAGTTATATTAACCATAATATAGTAGTGGAGCCGAGATATTATTTTGATTTATATCCAGTATTTAATACCGAAAGTTGGGATAAAACTGCTGTGTCGAGACCAGTAGATGAACATGAATACATCTACACCGACTGGCAAGAAGACGAAACTATAGGTAGCGGAATGTTAACTTTAACTTCGAAACAGTTTAAAAAGTTTGAGATTGGAAAGTTACAGAAAATGTTTATACAGTTTATGAAAGAAACTTATAAAGATGATCATTGGAAAGAAGCTTACGATAAGTTTTTAGCTAACGATGATGAGGTTATACATATTATTATTTCAATTCATGATCAAGATACGACTGCTAATATTAGGCATTTTGTATACGATAATCCTGAAGGAGATCATCTAGAATCAGCGATGCGATACTTAACCGAAAGAGTTGATATTGCCGATTTATTAAACTTTAGTTATTAATATCTAATCTTTGCCCTCGGTCAGCGGTGTGTTGGTCGGGGGTTTTTTATGTCTATCACATTCTATTAATCTATGTGTATTGTTATCTGAGAAATTAAAAAAGTTTTTGAAAAAAGTTTTTCAAATGTACTAATATCTCTAATAAACTAATAGATTCGTTCTGTAAGTCTCTTGGTTACTCTATTCTTTAGTTCTGCAAAACTAATAGAATTCTATTAGTCTATTAGAAACTATGGTAAGATTACCTAGAGGGCATGAGAAAACTATTTATTTGATAATAAAACTAATATGATTGTAATAACTTTATGCGAAGCTCGGAGGTAGAATGAAACAACTCACTTATACATCATTGATGCCAACAGAAGACGGTAAATCATTTGTTGACGACAAGGGTAAGATTTGGCAGCCACTCAACTCTAAACAAAAGAAATTTTGTAAAGAGTACTTCAAAGGACAGACAGCCACTGAAGCAGCGATAAAAGCAGGGTATACAAAGGATCGCAAGGGTGCGAAGACACAAGGCAGCGTATTACTAAACCATAACCCTGTTGTACGAAACTACTTGATCGACTTGGAAATCGCAGCTTCGGAGAGAGATGCAGTTTCCCTGGAGACACACCTCTCTACTCTACACGACCTCAGAGAGGAGGCAAAGGACCAAGGTCAAATATCCGCAGCCATCACAGCCGAGGTCCATCGAGGGAAAGCTGGTGGACTCTACATTGATAGACGTGAAATATTAACCGCGAAAATCGATCTGATGTCAAAGGACGACATACTCGATCGACTCGAAAACCTTATTAAGAAAAGAACTTTGGATGCAAAAGTTGTTGAAGGAGAGATAGCCGCGGATTAAGATTCGTGCGAATCGCTCCTGGTGGCGTAATCCTGGACTCTTTATAGTGCTTTACTTTCGCTTGTATCTGAGCAATAATATACTTATCTTAAATAAAGGTTATTTAAGAATTAACTAAAGAAAGGAGAATTATTATGATAGATAAAAACTATCAAGCAGGAGCCCAAAGAGGGTCAATTAACTACGACGCAGTGATTACTTTGATTGCTACGCCAAAAGGAAAGTTCCCACCTCAAGCAGGGAAGATCATCGAAGCGTTAATCGCTGCGAAAGATCACACCATGACGGTGGGTGAGCTGATCGGCACTGACGGTTCGACCGAGAGTGCATTGGTCAAAGCGGGACTGCAAACAGTCCAAGAGCCGAATGATATTTGGGCTCATTATAGAAAACGTTTGATCAAGGAAAAGCTGATTACTGTCAGCTAACCACGGTTAACGAACGAGGGGACTTCGGTCCCCTTTTTTGTGCTCGCTCTACTCTACGCTCTACTCTATCACTTAATCTACTCTATCACTCTATCCGTCGCTCTACTCAACCCTTCCCTTCCACTCTATACATAATAAATAGATTCGTGCGATTCGTTTAAAAATAAAAAAGATTCGTGCGATTCTTATAGTTATTTAATCCCTAAAATCCGTAAAATCTTAATTAATAAATAATTAAAATAAATAGGTTTATTTATATACAAGTAAAGTACTTTAGTTATATAATAGGTACTTAATAAGGCAATAGGCTAACTTATTAATACTTAACTAACTAATAGCCTAAGAGGTATCCAACATGGATAACAAAGCAAAAGATAGATTAGCGGTCAAAACAGCTACCGCTAATGTAGATAAAAGAAAAGCTGAAATAAGTGCTAACCCTTTCACACCTACTGGCAAAGGTGGTAATGGTGGTGTTCCTTTAACTATGACATTGTCATTGACTGATAATGCTTTAGCTGACTTTGTAGTAGCCCCTAGACAAGTACAACTAGTCTTGGGTTATATACATGATCTAGGCGGTACTGCTACTGTAAAACAGATTAATGAAGTAGCAGAAAAGGCTACAGGTGATATGACATGGTGCAGAGCTAACGGCGATCTGTACGATCAAACACCGCAAAAGATTATGTGTACATACATTAAGAAAATGAAAGGTCTTGATGCATGGAACAAATCCAACGGTATTAAACCACTAGTTAGCTAACCTCTAGCTACCTTACCTAAGGGCTACATTCGTAGCCCTTTTTTATGTCTACGATATACCCTAGCCCTAGCCCTAGCCTTTAGTATTGCCAAGACTACCTCTACCCTTACCCCACATATAGCTACCCTTACAACGCCCCCTATACCCCCCTAGCCGCTATCTACGTCCTCACCCTCCGCCGCTCCTTGGGTTCAGCCTTCCGATTGCAAGTACTTTACAAATAAGTCCCTATGAAAAAAAATTTTGCGAAAAAATTTTTTACGATTATACTTTTGAGATGGATTTGTTAGATGGTCTTACTAATTATATTATTTCGAAACAGGAAGGTGAGTTTCCTGGACCTTTAATAGTCGAACCTGAGGTTAAAACTTCTCCTCGTGTTGATCGAATAAATGAGATTATGGATGAACTCGCAGATCCCGATCAACCTATAGGACAATCTGCTGCACAGCTTGATTTTTTAGAAAAACTAAGACAAGAAGATAGAAAAAGATTTACCCCTGACTACATACTACAAAAAGATTATCAAAAAAGTCCATATAGTTTCTTTTCAGAAGGTTACGACCCTGATGTAGAAACAGACCTTAATCCAGAACTCGTTAATAAAGAATATAAAGATTTTATTAACTTCTTTATAGAAAATGTTAAAAAACCAAAGTTCAACGATATTATTGGCTCTCGAACATTATCTCCTTTTGCCCGAGAAATAATGCCTTCTGTTTTACAATACCAAAAACAACACGACGGAATATATCCTAGAGACTTATTTGATCTGTTTCAAAACGTAGTAACAAAAGATGTCTAAAATATTAATTGGTGTAATACTTATATTAAGTTTAGCAACGTATTACTTTTATTCTCAAAATCAAATATTAGTAACTAACAACGCCGCACTAAAAGGTGCAGTCGCAACACAAGAAGAAGCGATTCAATCAATGAAAGCAGACTTCGAATTACAAACTCAACAGTTACAAGACTTAAGTGTAAAAAGTCAAAAAGCACAAAGAGAACTAAATCGTTACACGCAGTTTATACAAAACTATGAATTAGCTTCTAAAATATTAAACGATCCAGTAGAAATGGAAAGGAAGATAAATAATGGTACAAAACATATCATGGAAGATATCGAGAAAGTCAGCGGCACTGTTGACAGTCTTGATGATGGGCTCCAGTTGCAGCCTACTACCAACTAATCCGATACAAATAACTGCAAAACCTATGGAACGGCAAATAGTACAACCTATTATGCCGCGAGAAATAGATTTAAAAGAATTACAGTGGATTGCAATAACTCCTGATAACTGGGAAGACCAATTAGCAAGGATAGAAGAACAAGAGGGTGAACTAGTCTTCTTGGCTATGACAATTCCTGATTACGAAGTTATGGCTTATAATATGCAAGAAATAAAACGTTATATAACGGAACTTAAAGATGTGGTTGTATATTATAGAAAAGTAACTATGCCGCAAGAAAAATAAATGCCAAAAACAGTACCAAAATTTAAAGAACCATTAATATTCGGTTATCACATTTACGCAAAACCTGAGTTAGGTGAAATCAAATGGCAATGGTCAGATCAACGTAAACAGTTTTGGGAAGATTGGATTCCTAAAGAAAAAGATTTAATTATTCATACTAAATTATCCGCGGACCACGAACAGTTGTTCAGGGATGCCTTTTGGTCAGACATGGAAGATGAAATACGCAATACAAAAGATAGTCTAAATTTTAAGGCTAGGGAACGACGGGCTAAGAAAAAAGCTACCGCGAACCAAGGTTCCCACCCATCGCCCTAACCGCTTTACTTTAATTCGTTTTACATTCTGTTGGTAGTTAGCTTATACTTCGATGATGGCGGATCTCGATCGTATAACCGAATTGCTTTTATCAGACGAAGAAATGCCTGACGTTTATTATTCTATGTTAGAAAATGCGTCAGATACCGAACCTACCTTAGATCCTTTAAACCAAATGATAGCTAACCAAAAAGCTCAAGATGATTTTTTGATGACTATGGCAATGCTGCCTAAAAATGCAGCTAGAAGTGCAATCAATGTAGGACGGCAAAGATTTATGTTACCTGTAGATGAAATAGCAAGAAAAACTACTACACGATCAGGAGCACCACGAGTATCACCACGACTACCTAATCCAGAGATCGAAAGACTAAGATTAAAACAAGCTAAGGCGGACAAGCTTCATAAGTTCTTAGTTCGTAACCATGCCGCAATGGCTAAACGAGGTGAACGTGGACCAACCTATCCTTCTCCCTCTGGTGTAGATCGATTTCTCCTTCAACCTGTTGCTGACCCTCTTTATAAACAATTAGGCATTTCAGATACAGCAATGAATATTTTTGGAGGTGCAGGTGCGGGGGTAGGAGCATACGCGACTGCGGGGATGATTTATGATAACCTTGATGAAGAAACAAAAGCACACCTAAGAAAGTTATTAGAACCACCTACTAAATAATGGCTACCCCTGAATCCATCGCAGCACCTATAGAAAACCAAAGTTTGATGGATCGATACCTTGATTATATTCAAGGTGATCTAACAGCCCAACAAGTTTCAGGCGGTGATCCGTTGAAAAAAGCCCTTCGTGGTATATCTGAATTTATTCCTGGAATTTCTACCGAACTAGCTAAACGTCGTGGTGATAAATTCGGTGAGGCTTTATCGTATTTAGACCTCCTTGGACCTACGGGAGCAGGATTAAAAATGGCGGTTATTCCTGCAGTCGCTAAATTAAACGATCAAATTAAAAAACTTAGATTTGATTACAGAAGAGAAATGCGTAATGCAGACGGTGGCGACGGACAGTTTGCTGTCAATGCTGCAAATAAAATAGAACGCGAAATTAAAACGTTAACAAGTAAACGTGATAAAGCTATTAGTAATATCAAAGATCCAGGAGAACGAAAAGCCGCAGAACTAAGTACGATAAGTATTTTTCACGGTAGCCCTGTAACAGGTATTGAAAAAGGTCTTGGATCTTTAAAATTACCTAAAGAATTAAATCATCCAGGACATCTTAAAACAGGACAACGTTATCCTTCTTCAGGAGGTATTTATTCTGTTGTAAATCCTGCTGATCCTAGACTTAAATCATTTTCTGAAAAAGGTTCTGCGTATAGAATCACCCCTAATTTTAATAGAACTTTAGATATAGAAAATATGCCTTCTGACGTTCGAGGTTCGTTAGATGATATGTTGCAGTATATATCTAGACCAAGTAGAGACACAAAAAGACCAAATAGGGATGCAATCCGAACTAATATGCCGCTTAGACGAATGCAATATCAATTAGATACGATGTTAGAAGGCGGAGCAGGAAGTGTAAATAAAACACCTGCACAATTTTCTGAAGACATAGCTAATCAACTAATCAAAAAAGATTACGATTCTATATTGTTTCCACCTAGAAATTTTAAAGGCGAAGGAGAAACGGTTTTAGCTTTAAACCCTGAAGCTTTAAATATTACAGGAGAAATACCTGCTGATCAACTTGATGATTTTATACGAGCTTATCTAAACTTTAATAAATGACATCTAACGCAAATAAGTTAGCAGCTTTACGGGAAATAGATGTTTCCCATTTATCTAAAGCAGAAGCTAAAGAATTTACTATTCTTTTAGAAGAATTAGAAAAACGTGAATTCCAAGAAAAAGCTACGGGTACGTTTTTAGATTTTGTTAAATCTATTTGGCTTGAATTTATAAACGGCGATCATCACGTTAAAATGGCAAAAGCTTTTGATGATATCGCTACAGGTAAACTCAAACGTTTAATTATTAATATGCCACCTCGTCATACTAAATCTGAGTTTGCATCACATTTGTTCCCTGCGTATCTTTTAGGTAAAAATCCTAAATTAAAAATTATAGAAGCAACCCATACCGCTGACCTTGCAGTGAACTTCGGTCGTAAAGTTAGGGATTTAATTGACGGCGAAGAATACGCAGCTTTATTTCCTGAAACAGAGCTAAAAGCAGATAGCCGTTCTGCAGGTAAATGGTTAACAAATAAAGGCGGTGAATATTACGCAGCAGGTATTGGTGGTGCATTAGCAGGAAGAGGTGCGGATTTATTTATTATTGACGATCCACATTCAGAACAAGACGCTATGTCCGATAAAGCCATGGACGAAGCTTATGAATGGTTTATGGCAGGTCCACGACAAAGGTTACAGCCTGGAGGTGCGATCGTTATTGTGATGACCCGTTGGAATAAAAAAGATCTTACAGGACGATTAATTAAGAAAATGGCACAAGATCCTGGAGCAGACCAATGGGAAGTTATTGAGTTTCCTGCAATATTACCAAGCGGTAAACCGTTATGGGATAATTTTTGGAAATTAGAAGAACTCGAAAGTATAAAAGCATCAGTTAGTCCAGGAAAATGGGCGGCTCAATATATGCAAAGACCCACAGGTGAAGGTATTTCGATTATACCTAAAGACTGGTTTATGGTTTGGGACGAAGAAAAACCTCCGCAATGCGATTATTTGATACAAAGTTTTGATACAGCGTTTTTAAAATCAGAAAGAGCTGACTATACTGCAATAACAACGTGGGGAGTTTTTTATCCTGAAGGTAAAATAGGCGAAGAATACTATCACGGCAACGAAGCTCATTTAATTTTGATTGATTGTGTAAAAGAACGTTACGATTTTCCTGAATTAAAAGCTGAAGCTTTACGTTTATATGATTATTGGGATCCAGATACAGTAATTATTGAAGCAAAAGCTAGTGGTTTACCACTAGTACAAGAATTACGTAGAATGGGCATACCTGTAAACACTTTTTCTCCTGGAAAAGGACAAGATAAAATAGCTAGATTAAATTCTGTTTCCCCTATTTTTCAAGATGGAAGAGTATGGGTCCCCGATAATAGATGGGGCGAAGAATTAATGGACGAAGTTTCTGATTTTCCTAACGGCGAAAACGATGACTTAGTCGATGCTACTACTTTAGCCCTTGCTAGATTCAGAGAAGGTGGTTTTTTAACGCTTTCTAGCGATTATTTTGAGGAAGAAGAACCCTATCATGGAGAAAGGGTTTATTATTAAGGAAAATCATACTATGATGTACAACCATGGCTATTGAAAAACAAGCAATTCCTATGCGTTCTGGTTCTGAAGACCCAATCGAGCTGGAAATAGTACAACAACCCGAGGAAGAAACTGAACTTTTTGTTCAACCTGACGGTTCTATAGTTCGCGGTAGCGAGATGGAAGAAGAAATGCCTTCTAAGTTTGGTGAAAACTTAGCAGAAGTTTTAGATGACCGTGAATTAAACACAATAGCCTCAGAATTAGTTGCATCTTACGAAGAAGATTTAGATTCTAGAGATGATTGGTTTCAAACATACAGTGAAGGTTTAGAATTATTAGGAATTAGTTCTGATTCTAGATCACAACCTTTCGTTGGAGCCTCAGGAGTACACCATCCGATCCTTGCAGAAGCAGTAACTCAGTTCCAAGCTCAAGCTTATAAAGAAATGTTACCTGCAGGTGGACCTGTAGATACAGAAGTTTTAGGAATTACCGATAATGCTAAGATGGAAAAGGCAAATCGGGTAAAAAACTTCATGAATTACCAAATTACTTACAAAATGGAAGAATATGACCCTGAAATGGATCAATTACTTTTTTATTTACCGCTTTCTGGCTCCGCTTTCAAAAAAGTTTACTATGATCCTGCGTTAGGACGTGCAGTTGCACGTTTTGTTAAGTCAGAACACCTTGTTGTGCCGTATTACGCAGTAGATTTACTTACTGCACCTAGAATTACTCACGTTATTCATATGAATGAGAACGAATTACGTAAATTACAACTTTCTGGGTTTTATAAAGACACTGAAATGATGTCTCCAGCAAGTAATCTTGATTTAACAGAGGTAGATGATAAAATTGATGAACTTCAAGGCTTAACTAGAACAATAAGCGACGAAGAATTTACTTTATTAGAAATGCATGTCAATTTAGACCTTGAAGGGTTCGAAGATGTAGACGCTAACGGTGAAGAAACAGGATTAGCGTTACCTTATATTGTTACTATTTGTAAAGATAATAATAAAGTATTAGCTATCCGACCTAACTACGATCAAAACGATCCAATGCGTAAAAAGATTGAATATTTTACACATTATAAATTTCTTCCAGGATTAGGTTTTTATGGTTTTGGTTTAATTCATATGATGGGCGGTTTAACTAAATCAGTAACTTCAATTTTACGTCAGTTGATTGATGCAGGTACGCTTTCTAATTTACCAGCAGGATTTAAATCACGAGGACTAAATATACAGCGTCATGATGATCCGTTACAACCTGGAGAGTGGCGTGATGTCGATGCTCCTGGAGGTAGACTACAAGATGCGTTTTTACCACTACCCTACAAAGAACCAAGTGGTACATTAGCTACTTTATTAGGTGCTTTAGTTGATTCAGGAAAAAGATTTGCAGCAACAGTAGAAGATCCAACAGGCGATGGTAATTCTGAAGCTCCTGTAGGTACAACCGTAGCATTAATGGAAAAAGGACAACGAGTTATGTCCGCAATCCATAAAAGATTACATTATGCACAAAGATGTGAATTTAAAATATTAAAAAGAGTATTTGGTGAGTTTTTACCACCTGAATACCCTTATCAAGTACAAGGTGCTTCAGAAAACGTATTTAAACAAGATTTCGATGGTTCTGTAGACGTTATTCCTGTTTCTGACCCGAATATCTTTAGTATGACGCAAAGAATCACATTAGCTCAAACTCAGTTGCAAATGGCACAATCAGCACCACAATTACATGATTTACGTGAGTCATATAAGAAAATGTATATCGCATTAAATATAAAAGATATTGATGCACTACTTCCACCTGAACAAGAAGTACCCCCACGCGATCCTATTAGTGAACAACAAGCAGTTTTAACAGGTACGCCAATAAGAGCTTACGAGTTTCAAAATCATGAAGCTTATATAGCCGCACATAGTGCATTTATGCAAAATCCAATGGTGCAACAAAATCCTGTAGCTCAACAAGCAATAGGTGCAAACATACAAGAACACCAAGCTATGTTATATAGAATACAAATAGAACAAGCAATGGGACAACCGTTACCAGAAATACAAACAGGACAAATGCCGCCTGAAATGATGAACGAGATTGCGTTGATGGCACAAGCGGCAACACAACAAGTAACAGGTCAAGCACAAGCAATGGCAGCAGCGATGCAAACACCAGATCCACAAAGACAAATGTTTGAACAGCAATTACAGCTTGAAAGAGAACAGTTGATGCAAAAAGAAGGCGATGATCAAAGAGATGCACAATTAGCTGCAATGAAAGCTGAACTAGATGCACAGATTAAACGCGAAAAAATTGAAGCTGATTTACGTGTACAAGATACTAGAGCCGCAATAGAATTGCAAGAACTAGAGCAAAGAGCTAAAGTTGATGCAGAAAAGAACTATACGGAATTAGTTAAAACAGTTCGAGAAACTCGAAAACAAAACGGAGAATAATATGCATAGAAATAGAGATTACCCGTCTCCTTCTAAAAAAGTAAACAGAGCTGCACCTAGTGAACCAGCAATGGTTGACACTACTAAAACACAGACTGTTGCTGCTGGTGAAGTGAATACAGACGCAAACGGTAAAGTTGTCGGTAAAGAGTCTAAAGTTAAGGCTGCTTACGGACAAACAAAAGGACTTCTTTGGTATAACTACATTAAGTAATTAATGGATCATATCTTAGCAACGGAGCATTTGCTTCGTAAATATCGTGAGAGAAAAGAAGCTCTTACGCAAACGTTGGCTGCTGGAAGTATTGAAAATTTTGATCAATACCAAAGGATAGTCGGTGAAATAGCAGGGTTGAGTTTCGCTGAACAGGAAATTCAAACCTTACATTCTAATATGGAGGATGCAAATGACTAGAAATGTCGAAAAAACAGCTGTTCCAGATAGAGTCGATAATTTTGGTAGTAATATAGCAAAGGCAGAAAAAGCTGAACCTGTAATTACTCCTGAAAATTTAGATTCTCATGCAAGTTCGTTACCACGTCCAACGGGGTATCGAATTTTAATATTACCTTTTACACAATCTTCGGTTACTAAAGGTGGAATTCATTTAGCAAAACAAACTGTTGATAAAGAAAGATTATCAACTGTTGTTGGTTATGTAGTTTCTACAGGACCTGATGCGTATAGTGATCCAAATAAGTTTCCTGAAGGACCTTGGTGTAAAGAAGGTGATTGGGTTATCTTTGGTCGATATGCAGGAGCTCGTTTTCAAATAGAAGGTGGCGATATGCGTCTTTTAAATGATGACGAAATCTTAGCGTGTATTGATGACCCAGAAGCAATTTTATCATAACAAACTTGAGGAGGACTCATGCAAAATAACGAAGCCGAAAAAATAGAATTAGAACTTCCTGAGGGAGAAGTCGATATTCACGAAGCTGATGTAGATAATTCAATTATACAAGAATTAGAAGCAGAAGCTGAAACAGTAGAAGAAAAACCATCTGAAAAAGATGAGTTAGATCAAATAAGTGATTCAGTACAAAAACGTATTGATAAATTAACTTATAAGATGCGAGAGGCAGAAAGACAGCGAGATGAAGCTGTTAATTATGCACAAAGCGTAAATCAGACAGCAACTAATTTAAAAGAAAAATTAAAAAATTCTGATACTTCGCTTTTCAAAGAGTACGATAATAGAGTACAATCTGAAATTGAAGTAGCAAAGAGACTTTTAAAAGATGCACAAGAAGCAGGAGATAGTGAAGCAGTGGTTGAAGCAACTACGGTACTTTCTCGTGCTACCGCTGAGGCAGAAAATCTTAGAAGACTCTCTGCACAACAACAAATTAAAGATAAGACTAAAGAGGAAGAAGTTCCTGTTGAGCCTTATCAACCAACTTTACAGCCAGAACAAGCTGCAGGACCAGATCCAAAAGCTGAAGCATGGGCTGAAAAGAATAAATGGTTTGGAGATGATCAAGCTATGACGTTTGCAGCATTTGGCATACATAAAGAATTAGTAGAAGAAGGAGTCGATCCAACTTCTGATAATTATTATGCTGAAGTCGATAAACGTATGGCTGAAAATTTCCCACACAAGTTTTCTAACGAGCAATCTGCCCCCGTGCAACAGGTTGCTGCTTCTAGCCGAGGGGCTAGTGGTAAAAAATCATCACGCAAAATTAAGCTTACACCTAGTCAAGTAGCGATAGCTAAAAGACTAAATGTACCGCTAGAAGAATATGCAAAGCATATTGAAGGAGTATAAAATGACAGAAGAAATTAAAACAGAAGTCAATACTGATCGTAACTCACGATCTGCAGAGACACGAGCCTCTCAAACTCGCAGAACCCCTTGGGCTCCCCCGTCTATGTTAGACGCACCCAAAGCTCCTCCTGGATATCAATTCAGGTGGATTCGTGAAGCTACTAGAGGGCAAGACGATAAATCTAATATGTCTAAACGTATTAGAGAAGGATATGAACCTGTGAGAGCAGAAGATTATCCTGAATTCGAAGCCCCTACTATTGATAGTGGTAGCAACACTGGAGTAATCGGAGTCGGAGGATTGATTCTCGCAAAAGTTCCAGAAGAAACTGCAGAAGAACGGACTGCTTATTTTCAAAATCAAGCAGATTCTGCACAAAGAGCAGTTGATCAGAACTATATGCGAGAAAGTGACCCTAGAATGCCTATAAAAGATAGCGATATCCAAAGGTCTTCTAAGGTTCAATTTGGTAGTAGGAAAAATTCCGACGAATAATATTAACTTTGTATTTAATAGGAGATAAATAATCATGGCAAATACAAACGCACCAACAGGGTTTACTCCCGCTTATCACATGTATGGTGGTACCATTCGTCCTTCGAGAATGAGAATTGCAAGTGGAACTAACGCATCTATCTTTTCAGGTGATGTTGTTAATTTATCTAGCGGTTATATCATTCAAGGGACAGCAACTGGTACTCCTGTAGGTGTATTCGCAGGTGTATTCTTCACAGCAACCGATGGAACCCCTACGTTTTCTAAAGTATGGACAGCTGATACTGCTACATTAGGCGGTGCAGATGCCGAAGCTTTGGTCTATAGCGATCCTGGAATCGTTTACGAAGCTCAATTTACAGCAGGAACTCCTGCAGTAAGTTTTATCGGCTCTAAATATACTCTTTCTACAACCGCAGGTAGTACAACTACTGGTAGGTCAAAAGAGGGTGTAACTGCAACGACGTCTAGTGGTGTCGCTTTATGTGTAGGATTTAATTTAGCACCAAGCAACTCTATAGGAGCTAATGCTAGAGCATATTTTACATTCCCAACTAACACATTCGCAGTCTAATAGGAGAATAAAACATGGCAATTAACAGAGCACAACTCGTAAAGGAACTTGTACCTGGACTTCATGCTCTTTTTGGACTTGAGTATGAACGTTACAACAATGAACACGAAGACATCTTCGACACTGAAACTTCCGAAAGGGCGTTTGAAGAGGAAGTAATGTTAAGTGGATTTGGGGAAGCACCCGTAAAAGGGGAAGGAGCCGCTGTCATTTATGATACTGCACAGGAATCGTTTACATCTCGTTATACGCATGAAACAGTAGCTTTAGCATTTGCGTTGACGGAAGAAGCCATAGAGGATAACCTTTATGACACACTTTCTTCCAGATACACAAGAGCTCTAGCAAGATCAATGCAAACAACAAAGCAAGTCAAAGCAGCTAATGTTTTGAACAATGCTTTCAACTCCAGTTTTCCTGGAGGTGACGGCAAAGAGCTTTGTGCAACTGATCACCCTACTGTTGGTAATGTGGACTTAAAAAACGAGTTAACCGTCTCTGCAGACCTTAATGAAACTTCACTTGAACAAGCATTAATTGATATTGCTGACTTCAAAGATGAAAGAAATCTAAAGGTCAACGCACAGGCGACTAAACTGATTATTCCACCTGCACTGCAGTTCGTAGCAGATAGACTTATGGAAACTCCAGGAAGGGTAAGTACTTCAGATAATGATATTAACGCAATTAGAAATATGGGAATGATCCCACAAGGCTATGTTGTAAATCATTATTTGACTGACACCGACGCTTTCTTTATCAAAACTGATGTTCCTAACGGACTTAAACATTTCGTTAGAACAGCTGTATCTACTAGTATGGAAGGAGACTTCGAAACTGGTAACGTAAGATACAAAGCTAGAGAACGTTATAGTTTTGGTTTTAGCGATTGGAGAGGAATCTTTGGTTCACCAGGAGCTTAATTCATTTACGTGAATTTTTAAGGGGACTTCGGTCCCCTTTCTTTTTTGTTTTTAATCATATACAATCAAAACACTAGGTATATTAACTTATCTGTCGACTGACCTAGCAGACAAGCCGAGACGATAGATTTTTTTCCGTAGGAGGAAATTATGGCAAAATCAACCTTTTCAGGTCCTGTAAAATCATTAGCAGGATTTATATCAGCAGGTAATGCTAACGTTGTTAGTTTGACTGCGGATACTACTTTAACAGTAGCTTCACACGCAGGTAAAATTTTAACAACTAACGATGCAGATGGTAAATTTACTTTACCTAGTATTGTTGCTACTGCTCCAGGAAGAGACGATGATCCTAATCAAACAAACAATTTAGGTGCATCTTTCTTTTTTGTAGTAGAAACTGCAGCAACTGACATGGACATTTTAACAGATGGCACAGATAAGTTTGTAGGTGGACTTTACACAGGTAAAGATGACGCTACAGGTAAAACTTTTATTTCTGGTGCATCTAACGATGTTATCACAATGAACGGTTCTACTAAAGGAGGACTAGCAGGTAGTATTGTAAAAGTAACTGCTATGGGCTCAGCTAAGTATGCCGTAGAGGGAATAATTTTAGGGTCAGGAACTATAGTTACACCATTTGCTGACGCTTAATCTTAATATAGGAGATTAATATGAGTTCATCAGATGTAAAAGCGACCGTAGCTCTAACTTCAACAGGACAACTACAGGGTTTTATAGGAACTGGTGCAGGTACTGCTACTAATTTAGGTCCCATAAGAATTCAGTCTGTTCAAGCACAAGCAAGTGCTGCAGACGGTTCTATAAAAATCTATGACGGAACGGGTGCAAGTGGTACTAAGCTACTTATTGAATTTAAGTTCGGTTCAGCAGCAAATGAGTCTTTTGACCATTATTTGCCTAACGACGGAGTAAAATTTGATACAGGAGCTTATGTTGTGTTAGCTAACTGCGACTTTTTTGTAGCATACTACAACTAACATGGCAACCTCGGGAACTCGTGCATTTAGTTTAGATGTAGCGACCGCAATCGAAGAGGCGTACGAACTTGCAGGATTAGAAGCTCGTACGTCTTATGACGCAGTTACAGCACGTCGTTCTATGAATATAATGTTTGCCGATTGGTCAAACAGAGGTATTCAAATGTGGGAAGTAACTAAAGTAGAGTTAACTCTTACAGCAGGTACTAATGAATACACTTTAAATTCTTACGATATTGATGTTTTAGACGCTTACGTAGAAAGAACCGTTGGTGGTGTTGTAACTGATTATCCTTTAGATAGAATAGATCGAAACGAATACGTAGGTATTCCTAATAAAGCTACTAAAGCACGTTCTACAGAATTTTGGTTAGAACGTAAAAAATCTCCCGTTATTCATCTTTATCCAACGCCCGAGAACTCAACGGACAAACTCCTTTACTATGTATGGCGTACAATAGAAGATGCTACAGCCTCTATTAATGATGTAGACATACCTACAAGATTTATGCCTTGTTTAGTATCTGGATTAGCTTATTATCTTTGTATAAAGAAAAATGTTCAGAAACTTCCTGTTATACAAGAGTTATATGAAAGAGATTTAGCTAACGCTTTACGTTATGATGAGGACCGTTCTAATATAAGATTAGTTCCTAAACAAGAATATATTTAATGGCTTACGCATCAGGAAAATATGCTTTCTTCATTTGCGATGTTTGCGGGTTTAAATACCCTTATAAAGAAGCAAGAGGCACTTGGGAAAACAACAGAGTTTGTCAAGAGTGTTACGAGCCTAAACACCCACAATTAGATCCTCCTAGTATTGGAGCAGACGCAGAACTTCTTTGGAGACCTAGACCAGATGTTCCAGCCCCTACAACAGGACAAGGTTATGCTATAGTTTCTAATCCGATAAACCCAGCAGGTATAAGTGCTCCTATTATGTGGGCGGAAAACAGCGACACAATAGGTTCTATGTATCTTGTGCCTCCATCAACTGGAAGTGTAGGAGAGATAACAGTTTCAGGAGTAGCTGTAACGCCTAGTCCAAGTCCTACACCGTCTCCATCTACAACCACCTATACAGTTACTGTAGCAAGTTATTACGGTTCTAATTATTTCTATATTGATGGTTCAAGAGCTGCAGCATTAACAGTAACCGAGGGACAAATTTATAAATTTAATCAGTCCGATAGTTCAAATAGTAGTCACCCATTAAGGTTTTCAACCACTTCAAACGGTACGCATGGTGGAGGCTCTGAATATACAACAGGAGTTACAACAAGCGGAACTCCAGGAAGTTCTGGAGCTTATACCCAAATTGAAGTAGCATCAGGAGCACCAACTTTATATTATTATTGCACTAACCATAGTGGAATGGGAGGTATAATATATACAACATGAGTTTTACATATACAACATTAAAAACAGCTATACAAGATTATCTCGATAGTACTGAAACTAGTTTCGTAAATAATTTACCTACATTTATAACAACAGCAGAAGAACGTATTTTAAAAAATGTTCAATTAAATGATTTTAGAAAAAATCAAGTAGGTAATCTTACAGCTTCAGGTCCTTATTTAGAAACACCTGCGGATTATCTATCACCTTTTAGTTTAGCTGTAATTGACAGCAGTAGTAATTATAGCTATTTATTATTAAAAAATGTTTCCTTTATTAGAGACTATACTCCTAACCCAACTACAACAGGGCTACCTAAATACTATGCTGAGTTTGACGATAATACTTTTATTATTGCTCCTAGTCCTGATGCAGCTTATGAAGTTGAATTACATTATTACCATAGACCTCCTTCTCTTACAACTACTTCAGGCAGTGAAACAACATGGTTATCTGAAAATGCTCCTAATGCTTTATTGTATGGAAGTTTAGTTGAAGCCTGTACTTATCTTAAAAATTATGAAACAATACCTGCATATGAGTCTAAGTTTGTAGAAGCTTTAGTAAGTTTAAAAAACCTAGGCGAAACACAACTTACATCAACAAGAGATCAAACCAGATACGATGAGATAAGGAGAGAGCCTCAGGCATGAGGATAAAAGAACTCGAAGGTAAAAATATTGCCATAGTTGCTATGGGTGAAAGTCAACTTGACTTTCATTTAAGTTTAATACATTCAAAAACTTATGATGAAGTTTGGGGTATAAACTGTATGGGAGCTATTACTAAATGTGATAGAGTTTTTATGATGGATCCAGTAAGTAGATTTATGGATACAGATGATGCAGGAAGTCAAACCGATATTATGAGGCGATGGCTACCTGTTGCTGATATGCCTATATATACTTGTGAACTAGATCCTAGATGTCCTTCTGCAGTGCTTTATCCTTTACAAGAAGTTGCACAGGATGCAGATTGTGCTTATTTAAATAATACCGTACCTTTTTCATTCGCTTTCGCTTTATATAATAAAGTAGCTAGTATTAATTTATTTGGTATAGATTTTAGCTATAGAGGTAATTTACATTTTGCAGAAGCAGGAAAAGCTTGTTGTGAGTTTTGGTTATCTAAATGTATAGAAAGAGGAATGACTGTAAATGTTGCAGCTAGGTCAGGGTTACTTGATACAGACTGTCCTATAGAAAAAAGAGTATATGGATATCATAGACTTGATGATCCTGATATTTTAATTCTTGATAGTCAAAAAAAGTATCATCAAGTTAAACTTTCTGAATATAATAAAATTATGCAAGAAAAACAATTAAGTAATATAACAGAAATAAAAACTGTAATGGATGCACCGCCTGAGGCAAAGAGGTATTAATGTTAGATGATAAAGTAGATTCTTTTTTAGGATCAATAGAGGTTCAAACCGAAACTAATAAAGGACATGATCCTGAATGGTGGGCAGAACAAGCGACTAATAGAATATGCGGCATATCAGAAAATGCTGCTCCGCATATACGACAACAAGCAGAAGCATACAAACTAGCGATTTATAATACAATCCTGTATTATATTAAAAGTGCTATTAACAGTGATCGTTGTACGATTTCAAATACGTTAATTACACAAGGACAAAAAGATTTAGTTAAAATTTTAAAGGAGCTTTGATATGGCAATTTCATCAACATTAACAACTAGTTTTAAAAAAGAATTATTAGAGGCTGTGCATAACTTTAGTGCTTCTGGTGGAAATTCTTTTAAACTAGCTTTATACACATCAAGTGCTACACTTGGTGCAACCACAACTGCATTTACAACTACTGGTCAATCAAGTGGTACTAATTACACTTCGGGTGGTTCAGCTTTAACAAATATAGCACCAACTAGTTCAGGCACTACTGGTTTTTGTGATTTTAGTGATTTAACTTTTGGTACAGCTACTGTTACAGCTAGAGGTTGTATGATTTATAACGATACTAATAGTGATAAATCAGTTGCTACCATAGATTTTGGTGGCGATAAAACTTCAACTGCAGGAGACTTTACTATAGTTTTTCCAGCAGCAGCGGCATCAACCGCTATTATAAGAATAGCTTAGTTTTAGCCTAGTATGGCTATTATTAATGGTTGGGGTCGAGGCACGTGGGGTCAACTTACGTGGGGCGAACCCATACCACTTACACTAACTGCACCCTCTGCAGCGACATCTGCTCTTGGAACCGTAACTCCAAAAGCAGCAGCAACCGTAACTTTATCAGGTTTAAGTGCAACAGCTACTAATGGTGGTGTTGCAGTAGATGCTGGTGGTGTAGTAGGAGTTAATGGATTAGCAGGAGTTTCAGCTCTCGGCACAGCTACTACACAATCTAAAAACGTTTTACAAGTTTCAGGATTAGCAGGAACATCTGCTTTAGGAACTGCAACAACTGATGCAGAAGCTAACGCAAGTCCTTCAGGTTTAGAGGCAACCAGTGGTCTTGGCACTCCAACTATCACAGCTAAAGCTAATCAAACCCCAACAGGACAAGCTGGAACATCAGCATTAGGTACTACAACCACTAAAACTGATAATAGGTTTGAAACGGTCAACTTTAATGCTAATGGTATTGTTGGATCATTTACATTTAATTGTAAAGCTAATGTTACAATTACAGGTGTATCTGCTACAGGTGTAGTAGGTACGACAAATATTTGGTCTCCTGTTCAAGATGAACAAACACCTAATTGGAGAGAGGTTGCAGCATAATTATTTTAAAAACTATAAACTTTGCTTTTTTTGGTTTAATATATAATAAACAGCATAATAAATGTTTACTTAGAGGTGAAAAATGGCAACTTATGTAAATAATCTAAGGCTCAAAGAAATCGCTACAGGTGACGAAAGCGGAACTTGGGGCACTTCTACAAACACTAACTTAGAACTTATCGGAGAAGCTTTAGGTATTGGTACTGAAGCTATTACAACTAACGCAGATACACATACTACAACCGTAGCAGACGGTAGTTCTGACGCAGGCAGAGCATTGTATTTAAAATACACTGGAACTTTAGATTCAGCTTGTACTATTACTATCGGTCCTAACACAATGAAACGTGTGCAGATTATAGAAAATGCAACAAGTGGATCTCAAAATATTATTATATCGCAAGGCTCTGGTGCTAATGTAACTATCGCTGCTGGAAAAGTAGCAATAGTTCAATTAGATGGAGCAGGTTCAGGAGCAGCAGTATTAGATGTTTTAACTGATTTACAGCTTTCTGACAGTCTAACTTTAAACGGTCCAACACTAACTATAGGTGATGCTACTGCTGAAGATACCAAAATAGTATTTGATGGTAACGCACAAGATTTTTATGTCGGACTTGATGATAGTGCTGATGATTTAGTTATAGGGCTAGGCTCAACAGTTGGTACAACACCTGCTATCTCAGTAGATGAAAACCAAAACGTTACCATGCCACAGATAGTGACAGCTTCTACTTCAGCTAATATTAGTCAAGTATCTTTAACTGATGGTACAGTCTCCTGGGATGCAAAAGCTGCAGCAAATGCGTTTTTATTACTAGAAGAAAACTCAACTATATCAGCACCTTCCAACAATGTTGAAGGAGCTATTATTAGTATTGAGGTGGCTCAACATTCTTCGAGCGGTCCATATACTTTGGCATGGAACGCAGTATTTGAGTTTGTTGGTGATGAAACTCCAACCATGACCGCCACAGATGCAAAGACCGACATCTACACCTTTAGATACAATGGTTCTAAATGGCAAAATATTGGTATTAGTCAAAACTTAACCCAAAGCTAATGCTTGAAATATTTTTAGCTGTTTGGATTTTTCTAGGATTCATATTACCTAATCCTGAGGATTACTAATGGAAACTTTACAAAGAACAGCTAATCGAGGAAGTGTCTCAACTGGATATGATGTGGCTAATTCTGTAAAATTTGAAGGTGGTTTAACAGAATATTTGACAAGAGATGTTAGTAGTGCTGGAAGTAGAACTAAAGGAACTATTAGTTTATGGACTAAAAAAACTGAAAATGCTACAGCACAATATCTTTTCACTTTTGGTAATACTGATAATGACACTGGCAGAACCTTTGCTAGGTTTCAAACAGATGATACTTTAAGAATAGGTGGTGGAACTTCTACTTGGCGAAATACAAACAGAGTTTTTCGTGATACTAACGCTTGGTATCACTTTGTTATAGCCTTTGATACAACACAAAGCACAGCTAATGATAGGTTTAAATTGTATGTAAATGGAGTGCAAGAAACTTCTTTTAGCACCACAAATAATCCAAGTCAAAATGATAATTTAGGCATTAATTTTGAAAAACAAGTTATAGGTTATAACTCTGTTGATAATGGACAGCCTTACAATGGTTACATGTGTGAAATCTGTTATCAAGATGGCACTGCATCAGCACCTACCGAGTTTGGCGAGTTTGATAGCAATAGTGGTATATGGAAGCCTATTGATGTAGCAAGCAAACCTTCAGGCACTAATAAATTTTATTTAGATTTTGAAGACTCTTCTAATTTAGGTAATGATGTAAGTGGTGGCACCGATTTTACTGAAAACAATATAGCAGCGGCAGATCAAGCAACCGATACCTGCACTAACAACTTTGCAACCTTTAATCAACTACACCCTAAAGCATCAGGCACAAATGTAGCTAATGGTAATGCACAATTTTATATATCTAGTAATTATCAAACAGCAGTTTCATCTATAGCAGTATCAAAAGGTAAGTGGTATGCAGAATTTACCTGCGATTCAACTACATCTTTTATTGGTATAGTTGATGTAGAAGATGCTTATATACCACAAAATCATACTGGTTATTATTTAGGTTATGCAGGGAGCAATCAAAATAGATCAGTTGGTTTAAGAGGCTCAGATGGAGCTTTGCTAAATAGGACTGGTGATTTTTATGGTGCTTCATATAGTGCCAGTGATATTATTGGTGTTGGTTTGAACATGGATGATAGAAAAATAAATTTTTCTGTAAACGGCACTTGGATGTCATCAGATAATAGTGGCACACCTGCGAATGGTGCTACATGGAACACAAGTTCTAGTCTTGGTGATGCTTGGACTGATGTAATAACAATGGGTGTAACTGGTTATAGTAATATTACTTGGAAATGTAACTTTGGTGGGTTTACTTTAATTTCTATATCAAGTGGCAACAGCGATGCTAACGGATATGGCAACTTTGAGTATGCTGTACCGTCTGGTTTTTATGCTTTGTGTTCAAAAAATTTAGCGGAGTACGGATAATGGCTTATACAACAATAGACGACCCATCTGCACATTTTCAGATTGCTCTTTGGACTGGTAATACCTCTGCACCAAGAAGCATAACCAATGATGGTAATAGTGCTTTAAAACCTGATATTGTTATTGCAAAAAATAGAACCACTAATGGAACAGATTTTGAGTTATACAACTCAACCATGGGAACTGGAACAGAAGAAAATTTACAACCTAATAATGCAAATGGAAAAGGAACAGGAACTACATATGGTCAATTAACTGCTTTTTTAACAGATGGTTTTACAGTTAATGCAGGTGGAACTAATGATGATAAATTTAATGAAAATGGTTCAGAGTTTGTTGCTTGGCAGTGGAAAGTTGGTGGAGGAACTACAAGCACAAACAATGATGGAAATATAGCAACAACAGTTCAAGCCAATACGACAGCAGGAGTATCACTTGTTTTTTATACAGGAGATGGAAGTACATCAGGAAAAAATGTAGGGCATGGCTTGGGTGCTGTTCCCAAAATGATTATTTCTAAAGATAGAGATGGAACATCTAGTGTAGCTAGTTGGTATGTTTATCATCAACGTCTAGGCTCTGCAAAGCGTATTGCATTAACTACACCTGCGGCTGTTACTTCTCCTGATTTTGGTAGCACTACTCCAACATCTTCAGTTTACTACATAGGTGGTGATGCTGGGTATATTTCAACAAACACTGCAAGTACTGAATACATAGCTTTAGCTTTTACAGATGTGCAAGGATTTTCAAAGTTTGGCACCTATACTGGCAATGGCAATGCGAATGGAACTTTTGTATATCTAGGTTTCGCCCCTGCATTTCTTTTAATTAAAAGAACCAATGGAAGTTCAAATTGGAATTTATTTGATAATAGGAGAGCATCAGCAGGCGGTGGATTTGCTGATAGACAAGATGCAAGTAGAAGATTGTTTATAAATAACAGTGAGCTAGAATCAACAGATACAGTTAGTGGTCAATTAGATTTTTTAAGTAATGGTTTTAAAATGAGAGGAACACAGGCTAGTCAAAATGGAAGCACCAACCCATACATCTATATGGCTTTTGCGGAAAATCCATTCGTGACATCAACAGGAATCCCAGCAACAGCTAGGTAAAATAATTAATTTGAGGTAATATAAAATCATGTGGGCATTAGTAGAATCAGGAAATATAAGTAAGGTTTATAGTAAACCTTCACAATTAACCATAGGAGACATTCAATATCCTAGCAATATTCATAGCCTTTGGTCAGAGGCAGAACTCAAAGCCATAGGTGTTTATGAAGTCGTAGTAGATAATACCAACTTCAAAGATGGCAAATATTACACTAACACAGATCAAAGTTTTGCATTTGCTAGTAATAAGGTAACTGCAAGTTATGGAACAGCCACAGCAAGAGATTTAGACACCTTAAAAACAAGTCATTGTGAAACAATAGATAATCAAGCTTATAGTTTACTACAACCTAATGATTGGATGGTGGTTAGAAATGCAGAAAGTTCTAAAGCCATACCTTCAGATTGGTTAGATTACAGGGTGGCAGTAAGAACAGCGGCAACTGATATGAAAACAAAAATAAATGCAGTCTCAGATGTAGATGCTTTAGCCGCCCTTTATGCTTATAGTGGCGATCCTTTAACAAGACCACTAGGTGAGTTTCCAACCCAACCAACTTCATAGGAGATAATTATGGTATATATGTTAGATCTAGTATTAAAATTAATCCAAATAGCACCTTGGGTGATATCAGGTGCATCACTTATTTGTGCATTAACGCCCACCCCAAAAGATGATCAAATACTTGCAAAAGTGTATTGGTTAGTAGATTGGTGTGCAATTAATATTGGTAAGGCAAAAGATAAATAACCTATGACCACTACAAAAGAGGCATTGATAAAACTAGAAGCACATGAAAGAGAATGTGCTATTCGTTACGAATATATAGAAAAACGTCTTAACGAAGGCTCTGCTAAGTTTAAAAGACTTGAACTTATTTTATGGGGTTTATATGGTCTAACAGCTGCTTCTTTAGGCGTTGATAAATTATTGTAGGAAAGTTAAATGCCTTTACAAAAGTTCCTTTTTAAACCTGGAATCAACAAAGAAGGAACAGCTTATTCAAATGAAGGCGGTTGGTTCGATTCTAATTTAGTTCGTTTTAGAAAAGGTTTTCCTGAAAAAATAGGAGGATGGGCTAAAAGTGTTGCTAATTCATTTTTAGGAACGGGTAGAGCTTTACATGGGTGGGTTGCTTTAGACGGAACAAAGTATTTAGGGTTAGGCACTAATTTAAAATATTATATTTTAGAAGGAGCAAGTTTTAATGACATAACTCCTATACGATCAACAGACGAAAATGTTACAACGTTTTCAGCTACTAACGGTAGTGCGGTTATAACAGCTACAGATACAGCCCACGGTGCTGTTGTAAATGATTTTGTAACTATTTCTAATGCAGTTTCTTTAGGCGGTAATATTACTGCAACAGTTTTAAATCAAGAACATCAAATTACAGCTATTCCTTCAGCAAACACTTATACGTTTACTGCGTCTGCTACAGCAAACGCTAGTGACTCAGGTAATGGTGGCAGTGCTACCGATGCTGCTTATCAATTAAATACAGGAATTAATGTTTATGTGCCCTCTACAGGTTTTGGAGCAGGTACTTGGTCAGCAGGTACTTGGGGTTCAATAACTTCTATAAGTTTTATAAATCAGTTGAGGTTGTGGTCTCATGATAATTTTGGTGAAGATTTAATTATTAATCCTCGAGGAGGAGGAGTTTTTTACTGGGATGAATCTAATGGTCTTACAACTAGAGCCGTTGCTCTTTCAACTTTATCAGGAGCTAACCTTCCTCCTACATTAGCTTTACAAGTTTTAGTATCTGATATTGATCGACACGTAATTTGTTTTGGAGCGGATCCTTTAAATGCTTCGGGTACAGCAAGAACAGGAACTATTGATCCAATGCTTATTGCTTTTTCTGATCAAGAAAATGCAGCAGTCTGGGAACCTTTAGCTACAAACACTGCTGGTTCTCTTAGACTTTCTGCTGGATCTTCTATTGTAGGAGCTTTAAGATCTAAACAAGAAATATTAGTTTGGACTGATATTGCTTTATATTCTATGTCTTTTATAGGACAGCCTTTTACATTTGGATTGAATTTAATAAATGAAGGAGTAGGTTTGATAAGTCCTAACGGCATGGTAAACACTCCTAAAGGTATTTTTTGGATGGATAAAAAAGGTTTTTATGCTTATAACGGAGCTATTCAAGAAATACCTTGTACAGTACAAAATTATGTTTTCAGTGATATAAACGAAACACAAAGCTATCAAGTGTTTAGTTTTGTAAATAAAGCTTTTGATGAAGTAGGTTGGTTTTACTGTAGCGGCAGTGCTGAAGTAATTGATCGATATGTAGTTTTTAATTATGAAGAAAATCTTTGGACTATTGGATCCCTTTCTAGAACTGCTTGGTTAGACGAAGGTGTTTTCGATAATCCTAAAGCTGTTTCATCTTCTTCTGATATTGGTTATGTTTATAATCATGAAGTAGGTAACGATAATGATGGCTTACCTATGACTGATGTATTTATCGAATCAAGTGATTTTGATATTGATCCAGGAGGAGAAGATTTTCAATTTATAAATAGGATTATTCCAGATATTAAATTTACAGGAACAGCAGCAACAGGTTCTGACGGACAAGCTGTTAATCTTGTTTTAAAACGTAGAAATTTTCCAGGAGAAGAATTAACAACGGCAGTAACAAGTACTTGTACATCTAATACAACAAAAATAGATACTAGAGTAAGAGGCAGACAAGCAGTTCTTCGTATTGAATCTAACGACGATGGTGTTGGTTTTAGAGTCGGAGCAATGCGATTAGATTTTAGACCTGACGGTAGAAGATAATGGGTAAATTATTAGAAACTAAATTACCTATTTCTATCGGTGAAGTTTCTTCTGAAACATTTAATCGTTTAGTAAGAGTATTAGAACTAAGTTTAAATAGAGTTGATGTAGATTCAACACTTGCAGTAAACGAAACTCAACGTAATGAAAATAAATTCAATAAGGGCGATATTATATGGAATTTAACAAGTAATCAATTACAGGTGTGGACAGGCGAAAAATGGGTAAATTTATATTCAGAAAACGAAACAAATTTTCAAGCGTCTGCAGAATTAGGAAATGTAACAGTCACCCTTGGTGGAGTTGTTACAATACAATTAGGAGTGAACTAAATATGGATATTGATAAATTAAGAGAAGAGTTAGAGTTTGACGAAGGATGTATTTATGAAATCTATAGAGATCATTTAGGTTATCCTACTTTCGGTATCGGTCATTTAATAACAGAAAAAGATCCAGAATGGGGATTATCAGTAGGAACTCCAGTTTCAAAAGAAAGGGTTATTGAGTGTTTTGAAAAAGATATAGATTCTGTATTTAGTGATGTAGACCGTAATCTTCCTTGGGCGGCAGAACATTCTGAAGATATAAAACGCGTGTTGGCTAATATGTGTTTTAATTTAGGTATTACAAGATTATTAAAATTTAAAAATTTTTTAGGAGCATTAGAAGCAAAAGAGTTTCAAACTGCAGCTAAAGAAATGATGGATAGTCGATGGGCTACGCAAGTAGGACCTCGTGCGACTAGATTAAGAGATAGAGTTCTAAAAGGAGGACAATAAAAATGAAAAAAACAAAATATATGAGAAAAGGCGGAGCTTTAAAAAGTTCTAAATATAAGAAAAAAGGCGGTTCTAAAAAACGTATGATGAAAAGCTCTAAAAAGAGAAGTAGCAAGAAGAAGTAAGTGCCTTCTCTTATAAGTAATATCCCACATTTTAAATGTTGGGTGCGAAGAGAGTTTACTGCTAATCATACAAACTATCATGGAGAGTTTCTCCATGCAATAGCTTTCGCTGTTAATACAATACCTGATAGGTCTTTGTCATTTCAAGTAGTTTTTACAGGTTGTGAAAATGAATATGAAGACTGGACAGAGGGTAATATTCACGGTGGAGCTATGTGGGCTAGAATGCCCATACAAGGTTTAATTGCTGATATACCTGTTGAAGAATGGGCAGAACCTATGGAAGATCATATTGCTCAACCATGGGATTGTGAAGCTAGAGATCATTCTGTAATAGTTATGGATAGAGTTAGTTCTAGTCCGTGGCTTTGCAAAATCGATGGAAAGTTTTATACTGGTAAATATATGTTCACTGTGGACTATACAGGAAACGCCATTGCGGATTGTCCTGCACAACACAAACAATCTCATGTGTTATATATTACACAAGATTGCAAATGGAAAGGTAACTTAGTTGCTTTACCTAACAACAGGGTAAGAGCTACAAGTCCTGCTTTATGGGTGACAGGTGAAGGAGCCCCAGATTTTACTCCTTCACAACATCTTCATTCAGCAGAAGGACATGAAAGCTATTTAGACCCTGCAATAACTTTTAATAATTTATACGAGGATTAATATGGCTAATAGAAAAAAGACCCACAAAACTAAAGATGGTCGCACAGCTAAAAAAGGTTTATATTACAATATAAATCAAAAACGCAAAAGAGGCGAAAAACCACGCAAAAAAGGTTCTAAGGGTGCTCCGACTGCAGCAGACTTCAGACGCTCTGCTAAGACAGCTAAGAAGCGTAAAAAGAAAAAGTAATGGCTAAACCTAGGAAACGTAAAGAAAAGTCTATACGACGCACTACGAAAGGCAAGGGAGCTAACTACAGACCGACTAAAAGCGGTGCGGGAATGACTGCTAAAGGTGTAAAAGCTTATAGACGTAAAAATCCTGGATCAAAACTTAAAACCGCTGTTACTGGTAAAGTTAAAAAAGGTAGTAAAGCAGCAAAACGTAGAAAGTCTTATTGTGCAAGATCTGCAGGACAAATGAAAAAGTTTCCTAAAGCAGCAAAAAATCCTAATTCAAGACTACGTCAAGCACGTAGAAGGTGGAAATGTTAAATGTATGAATATAATTGCACGGTCACTAGGGTGGTTGATGGCGATACTATTGACGTTATCCTTGATCTTGGGTTTTCTATTCTTCACAAGTGTCGTGTACGTCTTTATGGGATTGATACGCCTGAATCAAGAACAAGAGATAAAGACGAAAAAGCTAGAGGTAAACTCGCGGCTAAGTTTTTAGAAGATTCAATTAACAACGGTGAAGTAGTTGTTTTACAATCTAAACTCAAAGATTCTAAAGGTAAGTATGGACGTGTTTTAGGAGCTATTATTGTAGACGGTGTAGATATTAATCAAGAAATGATAACTAAATTTCTTGCTGTTAAATATTATGGTCAAAGCAAAACTGATGTTGAAGCGGAACATTTAGAAAATAGGTTTAAATTAATAGAGTTGGGACAGTTTGACCCAAACGCAATAGGTAAATAATATGAATGACGGACAAGGTAGATTTGGCGGGGACATGGATCGTAATGAAGTTGAAATGGATCTCAACAAATTTATGGCTATGATACAAGAAATTTCTGATTTAAAAGATAAAATTAGAGATCTTGAAGCTGATGAAAGAGTAAACCCTCATCAAAGATGGATTCATCTTGCTAAAGCCGTTGATTCTTGGAGAATATTTCCTAGGGCTTTTTTAACTGTTTATATTGTATTACTATACAAATGTACAATATGGTTCATGGCGTTAGAACAACCTAGTTTTGAACAGTCAGGACTTATTTCAATAGTTGTAGGTGCAGGAGCTGCTTGGTTTGGGCTTTATGCAGGGACAACAGGCAGTAGTAAACAATTTAAAGGAGAAGATTAATGAAAAAGATTTTACCTTTACTGGGCTTTTTCGTTTTTAGTTTTGCATTTAATGCTCACGCACAACAAGATAACACGACTCCATGTGATAGCGGTACGCAATATTGTGAAAATAATATATTAGATACAACGAATACTACTACGACAACAAACACTAATACGAACACTAATACGAACACCAACACGAACAACAATACAAATTCAAACACTAATGTTAACACTAACACGACCACAACAACTGCAGTAAATACAAATAGCAATACAAATGTCAACAGCAACACGAATAATAATATCAACACATCGACAGCGACTTCGACATCAAACAATACAAACAATAATGTTAATGTAAATACTTCAACATCGACATCGACTGTAAATTCAACGGTAAATCAAAACGTTAATAATACAAATAATTCTACTTCGACATCGAACAATACGAACACTAATACAAACGTAAATCGATCAACGTCAGATTCTAATGTACAAACTAATAATGTTAATCAAAATAACAACAACACTAAATCTGATAATACGAATCGAAATATAAACGAATCGAAATCAGTGCAAACAATCAATCAAAACGTAAAAAGTGAGGCACCTCCTGCTTCTGCTATAGCTCCTAGTATTATGTCTTACTCACAAGACCTCTGTACAACAGGTGTCTCAGGAGCTTTTCAAGGACAAGTGTTTGGTTTATCTGGTGGTAAGTCAATAAGAGATATGAATTGTGAAAGGTTAAAATTATCTAAATATCTATATGACATGGGAATGAAAGTAGCATCAGTTGCATTACTTTGTCAAGACGAAAGGGTATTTAAAGCTATGGAAATGGCAGGTACTCCTTGTCCTTATCAAGGTAAAATAGGTAAAGAGGCTACTGTTGCATGGAAAGATAATTCTTCTAATAGACCAGATTATAAAGAATATAAAGAAAAAGAAGAAATTAACGAACGTTCTAAACTAGATGAATATGTAGAACATTGTATAAATGACTCAAACCCTAATAGAGAAAAAATACAAAAAGACGTAGTAGGTCTTGTTAGCAAAGTAGTTATATCTAAACAAAAAACTAGAAGACAATGCAGAAAAGAATATTTTGCGGATTAATTGCTTTATTAAGTTTTAATTTAGCTAGTCAATATATTTACGAAGCTAATCAAGATTTATTTCAATTACAGAAAAATGCAGGTAATTTTGAAGGCGAACTAGCTTATGAAGTTGGGGATGACCAACTTTCTACAACTATAGCAATACCTTTTAATTTTACTTTTTATGGTCAAACATTTGACGCTGCACGAATGGCAACTAACGGTTGCTTACATTTCGGTTTAGGCACAGGCAATATAAATTATAATAATTATTGCGGTGATTACACACCTGATCCCATAGGCTCTCAATACACTTACACCATGTTTCCGTTTTGGACAGACCTTATTAGAGACAGTAATTCACGTATGAAGTCTTATGGCGATAACAGTAAAATGATTTTCGGTTGGTACGATATGCGTGAGTACAATCGTAATAGTGATAATAGTTTTGAAGTTATTTTGTGGTCTAATAATACTTTTGAATATCGGTATGACGAACTAGATATTATTAACCATGATGTAATTATAGGCGAGGTAGGTAGTGGATCTTCGCAAGTTTATCAATATTTATTTCACGATGAATGTAATGTAGGCACGACTAATACTAATAACTGTGTTAATACTGATTGGAACAATACTTCGTCTAATACTTTGCTTGAGGGAGGCGGTAGTTTATACGGAGTAGGCACAGGTAACGGAGTTGATTGTAGCGATCCGTTAAATGATTCTAGCTGTTCAGGTTATGCAGATGCTTTATTAAACCAACAATGTAATATAAGTCAGCTTTATAGTCAACAATGTCCTAATTACTGGGCGGCATATGATGACCAACAATGTGATGAAGATCCGCAATACGCACCTTTTTGTCCTGGATACAGACAACAAGAATCAGTGGCTTTCTTTGATGACAGAAATGTTGACTACGGTTTCGTAGACGAGCAAGAACAATTTGCTACAGGAGTATTTAGAGACGATCATCATCAACAGCACGATAATTTAGGTTTTGAAGATCCAATAGAAATTATAGAAATATTCGAAGAAGAAATGTTTCCGCCTTTTGAAGAGTTTGGAGATAACCTTAATGATTATTTTGAAGATCCGTTTGTAGAAGAATTTATTGTTTTTTATGAGCCTGACCCTTTGCCTTTTATAGACGATTTTAGCCCTCGTCATGACGAACCGTTTCATCATCAAGAAGACATACTAATAGAAGAATTTATATTTCAAGAAACATTTTTAGTTGAAGATTATAGTGAGCCTGAAACTTTTATCGAATTTAATAACGTAGAAGAATTAGAAGAATGGTTTGAAGAAGAAACTAGAGAACATCGTGAAGAACGGCACGAAGAAGAATTTGCAGAACGCGATGAACCTGAAGAAGAATTTATAGAAGAAATATTTGAAGAGGAAGCAGTAGAAGAAATATTTGAAGCTATAGAAGAACGTATGGCTGAAGCAGAAATAGAAGAAGAACGTATTGAAAGAGAAGAAATCGTAGAAGAGTTTGAAGAAGTGTTTCAAGAAGAATTTCAAATAGCTGAAAGAGAAAACACACGAGGAGAAAGTTCAATTAGTAGAGAAATAGCTTTACGAGTTGTTTCTTCTACGATAGCTACAGCCACACAAAGTGTTAGTGGCACAACAGCAGGTAATAGTGTTCATGCAAGTGGAACAAGTGCTGCGTCGGGTAATAGTATTACTATGAATTCAACAGGAGCTTCTTCTAGTACAGCAGGTATAAGCACGACTTCTTCTCCGAGTATGTCTGATCAGTTTGCTTCAGCAACCGTGCAAACTAATCAAGTATTGGATATGAGTTCTATGTCCGTTTCTGGTTCCTCTACGGGGGATTCTATAAGTTCTACTGATGTTAGTTCGTCAGTGGTTGTAGCTACGGTAAATACTAATACAGTACAAGATCAAATAGATACTTCTATAAGTTCTATGGATACTTCTTCTGATGCAGATAGTACGGTAGAAGACTTAATAGCTCAAAATTTACAAACAGCACAAGAAGAAGTAGAAGCCCAACAAGAAGAAACAGGTGAATATGGTTCAGAAGATACAATTATTGCTTATATGGGTTTTGTTCCAGGATTTAATACTTATCAAACTCTCGCACTTACGGATCAAGATCAGTGGTATGAGTCTAAAACTATATATACAAATACCTTATCTGACAATATAAATGCTTTTTATGAACTAGCAGGTAGTAATATAACCAAAATGAACGATATAATAAATTCACAACCACCTTTATAGGAGATAATTATGATGGACTGGTTTCAAAGTAAGACAGGACAACTAATAGCATTAGCTACAATAGTATCAACTCTTGCAGGGTTTGGATATACGGGTGCAACTTATGTTAATCGTATAGAAAATTTAGAAGCTAAAATAGGCGGAGTAGATGAAGCAGAAGACGAGATGAAAATTATCGAAGAACGTTTTGCTTCTATAGAAACGTCTGTACAGTTTCTTGAAAAAGAAATAGATAATATTCAAGTGCCTGATGTTACTGAAATAAAAACAGATATTGCTACAATAAAAGCTGATTTAGAAAGTCTTGAAAGAGATTTAAGTAAATTAGAAAATAAAAGTGATAATCCTTTAAGCGGCTGATGAGAGTTTTTATTACAGAGTTTTTACATGACGGACTTATGTACGAAGGTCCTAACATCATAGCAGAGTCATTTGAAGCTGCAGAAGAAACTGCGGAGTTATACGCTGTAAATGTAGTCGGTATGCTTGACGTAATCATCACTGATTCTAACGAGGATTCTTACAAAAGAGTTTTACATTAGTCCTTTCTTTGATATATAATCAAATATTCAGCCATGTGCTGCAGTTTACGGGGTGAGCTATAACTCGCAAAACGTTTATAAACGCTGAGGAAACAATGGTTGGAGTTGATAAAAAGACATACAAAAAGAATAAAGGTCGTCGTTCTGACTTCGTAATTTATTCGTCTAAAGGCAAGAAAACAAAAGCTAGGAGTAGATTCTAGTGTTAGAGATTATTGTTCCTGCATTAGTTTCTTTAGCAACAGCAAAATATGCTAGTAATACGCGTAATGATCCTAAAGCTCCTATCGGTGGAGGAACTGCTCCATCTTTAGATCCTGGACCTCCTATTCAAGTTACTCCTGTCGAAGGTACTGAGGTACAAGATTTTGGTGATTTTGAAACTGAAAATATAACAGAACCACAAAACTTAACTGAAGAAGAACAATTAATCGCTATGTTACAACAAGCGGGAGTTGATCCCGAAGGTTTAGTTAGTCTTGCATTCGGTGGAGCTGTTCAAAATAAAAGTGATGGTGGAGGACTTTTTGATTTATTCCCAGACTTAGCAATAGATTTTAAACAATACGCTGATTCAGTTAATTTTGCAAACCCTATAATGGAAAAACCTTTAGAAGAAACCATGGTAGATCAAATAGCACAACAAGAAGCTAGTGAAAACGGTATAGGAAAAATAACCATTGATGATGTTAAAACTCCTGTAGTAGGACAAGAACAAACAAATATGCAAAAGTTTGCTAATATATATGCAACAGATCCAGAGTTGTTTAAAACAGGAGTAGGTTCATTAACTAAAGTTCTCGCTGCTTTAATGACTGATCAACCTGAACGTAAAGGTAGTATGGTTAGAACACAAACACTTCCAGGAAATTCAGCACGTAGAAGATCAGCACAAATGAATATACAACCGATTGGCGGTTCTAAAGTTACGTTTGCTAACGAAGGTACAGCATTAAAACGACCGATGTTTATGCCTCACGGAGGACAGATGAGAGGTCCTGGAGGTCCTAAAGATGATATGATACCAGTAATGGCTAGTAACGGTGAGTTTATGCTTTCTAAAGCCGCAGTCGATGCTGCTGGTAACGGCAGTCATGCTAAAGGATTAGCACGTTTAGAAGCATTTAATAAAATGGGAAATTTAAGATACGGATAATTTATGGCAACTAGAGAAGAACAAGAATTTTCGTCACAAGCCCCCGCGGGTTATATAGGTGATTTTTTACGTACAGGTATTTTTCCTTACGCACAACAATTTTTAACTGACCAGTTTAGTAATTTAGGTAGCCCTGATAGCAGTCCGTTTACTTACACAGGTCCACGAGTAGCTCAGTTCGATCCTAGAGAAAGATATGCTATGGATTTGGCAGATTCAGCTATCGGTAGCTATAGACCATATTTAGGTGCACAAGCAGGATTATTAGACGAAGCAGCAGACGTATCAAGAGCAGGTGTTGTTCGTGGTGCTGACGAAATATCTGAGGGTATAACTGCGGGTAGAAATTTAACAAATTTAGCTAATATTTCAGGTCAAAGATCTACAAGATCTTTTGATCCAAGAAGAGCAGGTGGTTTTTATAATCCTTTTGAAGACGCTGTTGTTCAACAAACTCTTACAGATTTAGACCGACAAGGAGTACAACAAGATATGGCTCTTAGAGATAGAGCTGTATCTTCTGGAGCTTTCGGTGGGTCACGTGGTAGATTAGCCCAAAGAGAACTAGCTAGGGAACAAGAACGTGGAGTAGCAGAAGCTATTGCAGGAATACGTTCAGGTGGTTATCAAGATGCAGCAACTAGAGCACAAAATGCTTTTGAAAATCAACAAAATAGACAAGCAGGATTTGCAGGATTACAAGGACAATTAGGTCAAGGATTGTTTGGTATGGGATTACAAGGCGGTCAAGGATTAGCAGGATTAGGTTCTCAGTTTACGCAAGGGCTAGGAAGTATTGGTCAAGGTTATATGGGATTAGCTTCTGCATTACCACAATTACAACAAAGCGATATTAATCAACAATTAGCTTTAGGTGGACTAGGTAGAGGCAGACAACAATCTCTTATGGATCTTGGTTATCAAAACTTTGTTGGTCAATACAACTTACCGATGCAAACATTACAAAACGTTGGTTCGATTACTGCGGCTCTTGGACCGTTGGCAGGTGGTTACGGTTATGCAGGTGCTACACCAACAACTAATTCGATGTATGCTCCTTCATTAAATACAGGAACACAATACGGTGGAGATCCTAGGTTTGGTGGTATAGGTAGTTTTTATGGTAATCCGATGTTTGGAAGTTATATATAATGGCAAACGGAATACCAAGTTTAAATCCTTTTCCTCAGTTTGGGGGTAAACAAAGTCCTGGAATTACGCCTGTGCAATTAAATCCTGCACAAATTAGGTTTCCTACTTCTAGATTTACTCCACAAAGACGACCGTTAGAACCTACAAGTAAAGAAACATTTGCACCACTAGCTCCTTTATTAATGGAAGGTATATTTAGTGCTCTTCAAAAACAACCCGAAAGATTAACAGACTCACAATATTTAGTAAGTATTGGAGCAGATCCAGAAGATCCAACTAAATTACAACAAACACAATTAGACGCATATAAATTATATGGACCAACACCACAAAATCCAGGGTTTGGAATAAGTGATGTAGCTAATATTGTTGCTGCTTCTCAAATGGGTCGTGGTGCTAAAGATTATGCTAGTACTTTCCTTAATTTAAGAAAGGCTAAAGATGCACAAGATGCTAGAACAAAAACAGCTAAAGCTTCATATATATCAACACAAATGACACCTAGAAATCAAAGTGTATTATTAATGGATAAAGATGCTGCCTCAACTGGTGATCCTGCGAATATGTATTTTATGGGTCAATTTGATCCTGCAGGTAATTTTCAGTATTTTAATGAAGAAACTCGTGAGTTTGAAGATGTTGCTGAGTCTGGTAGAAATTTAGTTCAAGCTAAATCATTTCTAGAGGGTGGCAACTCTAATCCGTTTTTAGATGACGCTAAAAAGAAAGCTTATGATGAATATCTAAAATTAGACGGGACATTACGTGCACAAGAATCAGCTCTTTTAGGAGTAACTGTAGCAATAGGTGAGACTGTTGATGCACTTGAAGTAGCAGAAAAAGATCCTAAAATGAATCCTGTTTCTTTTTTATCATCCTTAACTAATATAGCTAATAGTGGTCTTGCTAATTTTGATCAAGCAGGTGCAATGCTCGGCGGAGGAAATATAGATAATTATTTTGCCGATGCAACAGATGTACGAGACGGTATAGGTGGATCAAGAGGTAGAGAAGGCACAGGTGATAATGCTAAAGCTTTATATGAGGCTATAAAAAGTGGAAATGATACACAAATAGAAATAGAATTAAAAAGATTTGAAGAAGCTAATGCTGATTATTTAGAAACTTTAGGTATAAGAAATCTTTTTCAAGAAATTGGTTATCAAAACGTAAGAGCACAAGCTAATTTATTATCTTTAGCATATCAAGCTGCTGCTGCAAACGGTCAAACAGGTAGAACTCTTTCTGATAAAGATTTAGCTTTCCATTTACAAATGGTTGGTTTTGGTGCAACTCAAGATCCTACAATTTTAAAAGATAATTTATTAGCTTTCGGAGATCAATTAGTTCAAAGAGCAGACGAACAAGCTAAAACAGGTTATGGTCGTTTAATTAAAGCAGAGGTAGAAGAATATAAAGAAGATCCTAATTTTCAAAGATTAATGAGACGTTGGTATACTTCAGACGATAATTTTAATACGTATATAGATTTTTATACAAGAAACCAAGGTATAGATTCTGTCGATAAATTTAGAGGTTTTGAAAGACGTAAATCTTTAAAAGAACAACAAAAAGAAAAAGCAGAACAAGATAAAATTTTTAAAGATATTGATTTGACCGTACAACCAGGATCTATTGTAAGCTGATGGCAACAGTAGAACCAACTTTAGAAGAACTTTTAGCACGAGGGGTTGATTCAGTAAGTCAAACACCATTAGACAATAACCCTAATAAAACTTATGGTGATGTTCTTAATTCTGATGAATTAAAAGTCGCAGCTTTAAAAAGTATTCCGTATTTACGTGATAGATTTATTGCATCAGAAGGTGCTGATGTTATTGATCAACAAATAACAAACTTTAATCAAATTGTTGTTCCTAAAATTACTACATACGATAGAGCTCCTTTTCAATATGAAGACACCGATTATTTTTCTGGATACGCTCAACAACTAGAAGATTATAATCAAAACATAGATAAATTACGTGAACGAAGACAGATACAATACGTAAGAGGAAACTATCCTGAAAGCGTACAAGAACCACAACCACCTTTTAAACCTTTTGGTTACGATGCATCTAAAGAAATAGGTGATCTAGGATGGAATCCGTTTAATGAATTAGATTTTCCTGGAATTAGAAATTTTAGAAATCAATTAGCAAGAGGAGCACCGCCCAATGTTATATTTTCTGATCTAAATTATGCAAAAGAAAATATGGACGGAGGAAGATTTGCTGAAAGTCTTCCTGGAAATTTCATACCGATTGATCCCTCTAATCCTTCACTTGGTTCTATGTATATAGAAGAAGGTAAAGAACCACAAATATTTGATTCACCGACTGTAAGACCATTAGATATTTTAGAATTTGCTCAACAAGAAGTTCCTACCATAGGAACTGAAGTAGCTTTTGGGTTAAAAGGTTTAAAACATTTTGATGCTTTTTTACGTAAAGAAGATATTAAATTTTTAGCAGATCGTCCAATAACAAGAAAATTTTTTGATAGTGTATCAAGTAATGTGTTTTTAGCAGGTGGTGCTGCAGGTGCAAGATTTGTACAACGTTTAATCGGAGCTGCAAACGGTGCTCATAATCGTTCTATTGAAGATATGATGGAGGAAACAGGGTGGACATTTTTATTAGCTTACGGCGGTAATCAAACGATTGATGCATTTATGAATGGTTTACCGAAACTCTACCGAGCTGTTTTAGGTAAAGATTTAGGAGCAGAACAAGTAGCTTCAATTAGAGCAGCTATAGAACGTAAACGGGCAAGTAAAAAAGGTGAAAAAGTAACAACTCTTGCAGGTCGTGATGAAGAAGTTACGTTATTAGATATTGATGAAGCTATCGAAGGATTAACTAACGATTTAGGAGAACAACTAACTTATAAACCAACATTAGCTAAAGCTTCAAAAGAAGATGTTATCGCTGATATAGAAGCTATGTTAATTCAAGGCACAAATAATCCTGCGTACAAGAATTTTTATGACGAAGCAATGAAAGGAAACGAAGAAGTTATACAAAAATTATTTGGTAAACTTTTTGATAAACTAGACCCTAACGTAACAGGTGCAACAATTAGTAGAGAATTGTTAAATTTAATGGGTAGACGTAAAGAAGAGTTTGTTAGAACTTCAGAAGAAAGTATTGAAAATCTTATTTTAAAAATTGATAATATTAAAACAGTCGGTGATGAAACTCCTATTTTTTCTAAAGTATTAGATGAAAAAGCAGCTACTGATCTTTATCCAAGATTAACAAATCGTATAAACGAAATAAGTAGAACTTATAAAGATGAAATAAATACTGTTGTTGATGATGCTTTATTAGATTCAGGAATAGCAGACCTTACATTTACTTCTAGACCTATCAGAAAACAAATATTAAATTTTAAAACAGCGGCTGAAGGTAAAACAGGAAGTTTAGCAAGTCCTGGAAAAGGTCAAATAAGAAAATTATATAAAGAAACATTTGGTGAAGAAGCGTTAGAAAGACTTACTAAATATAGTGAGGGTGATTTAACCTTGCCTGAAATTAATCAATTAAGAATAGATATAAATAGTATTCGTTCAGGTATCGATCCTAGCAAAAGTCCAGGAGATTTAAGAACTTTTAATTTAACAAAAGATTTACAAGATGCTATAGAAAATCAAATGTTTAAAACGATACGTTCTAATTTACCTAAAAAAGATGCACAAAAATTAATAGATTTATTTGATGCTCAACGTATGGTATACGATAGAGCTAATAAACAAGTTATTAAAGATATGGCAAAACAACAGCCTGAAGGAGTTATTAACTTTTTATTAAGTACAGGAAATAAAAACAAACCATTAGTAAATACAAAAGCGGATGAGTTGATGGATTTTCTTACAGAAACAGGAAGTGTTCCAGAAATAAGAGGAATACAAAATGGTTTAATTGATCATATAAAAAGAAACTTTTTAGACAGTTCAGTTGCTGCACCAAATGTGTTAGCTAAAAACTATAAACAGTTTATAGAACAAAATCAAGCAACTTTAGAAGCAGTGTTCGGTAAAGAATTTTTTGAAAAAGGATTTCCTAAAACAGGTAAAGCTTTTAACGAAACTGTTATTGAACCAATAGAAAAATTAAATAGAAAATATAATTTATTGGAACAAAAATATGGTGAGGGAAATCCATTTAATATTGTAAGTAAAATTTTAGATTCAAGTCCTACAGCAAAAATGTCTGGTGAGTTAATTGATGATTTAGATTTCTTAGATGATTTATTATCAATGGCAACTCCTGCAGAAAGAGTTATTTTAGAATCACAAATAAAAGACGGTGCTAAAAAATATCTTGTAACAAGAATGCAAACAGATGGTTTATTTGATCCACGAAAATTAGATAGATTATTTAACGAGGGTTTTGCTCCTGCAGGTATGGTAGGGGATGATTTAAGTTTTAAAGGTGTATACAGAAGATTACTAGGCGACGAAACAGATTCTTTCTTTAAAAACTTAGAAGTTATTCGTGATATAGCAATGCGAGAATATGATAATTTCGGTTCTCCAAGACAAGCTGCAGTAAGAGCTCAAATGAAAGATGAAATTACCGATACAGGCACTGAATATGCTAGAAGATTTTTTATTCCTCCTTTAACACAATTCGGTAGACGAATGACTGCGTTAGATAAACTTATTGGTGAAAGAAATTTAAGGTTTATGGGTAAAGTTTTACAAGACGAAAATTTATTTAAGTCATACGTAGATACAATAACTGGTAGAAAAACTTTAAATAATTTTATTAGAACATTAAATAGTTATGAAAGTATTTATTTAAGTGATATCGCTAATACTTTAGAATATTATGATACAGAAGAAAAACGTGTTAAATCTCCCGAGGAAGTATCTCGATTACAATTTAATGAGGCTTTTTTACCAATCGTTAACGGTATAAGAGGTAATTTATAATGAATAGATTGTTTACAAATAATATGTTCGAAGATTTCGATATGTCAGGAATTATGAATCCTGAATTAGTTGATATTATGGAAATGCGTAAAGAAGCGAACCTTGCTAGAGGTAACGCAACTGATCAATATGAAGCAGACGTTGCTGATTTTAAAGATACACAAGCAACTGAAGCAGAGCAAGGAATAGCGTCATTACCAACAGCACCAAATATAGATTACACAAATTTTAATCCTACAATATTCGGACAACCTTTAAATAATCCATATACAGAAGTATTTAATACACCTACGCCTGAACCAGTTCCTATGTTTGATCTTCCAGACTTAGGCTTGGTTGATTTTAATATAAATGATTTTTATAATCTTGTAGGTCAACAACCATTTGATCCTGGTATAGGTGATGTAATCGATGTAGATATTCCTGTATCTGATAGCCCCTTACCTGATTATCCTTTTGTTGATCCTGAAACAGGTGGAGATTTAGTTTTAGTTCCAGGAGATCCTAATAACCCTGTTATAGTTAGAGATCCTGAAACAGGAGAGTTACCTCCAGGATTTGTTGACGGAGGAGGAGATGGACCTCCAGGAACACCTCCACCAGAAGTTTATATACCACCACCTGCACCTAGATCATACGAAACAGTAATACCTTACGAACGACCTTTAGATAATGTTATGGCAGGATATACAAGACCAATGGATCCTGCTGAATTCGGTAGTGCTCCAGGAATGAATCAAGGCGGTGCAGTACCTATGGGTAATAATAATATGCTTGATAGTGGCTTATCGAGGTTGCCTTTGAATCAACAAAACGATACACTAACTCAAGTGTTCCAATCAGGCTTTAGACCACGGAGATAAAATGGCGAACGGAATAGAAGATTTAATGAACATAAGAACAATGGGTGGTACACAAAACGTGCCTCCTAGACCTCCTATGAACCCTATGCGAGGTGGATTAGCTTCTATGGGGGGAACAAAACCAACTATGCCTCCTGTAGTAGAAGAACAAAGAGCTACGCCTCCTATGGGCGGTCAAGAAATGCCTACAGAGGAACCTATGTCAATCGAAAAAGATGCAGCATTGTTAGCCGAAGCAACGATCGGTAGAACAGGCG